ATGAAACAGAGGGCTCTGACGCGGCATGAAAAGCTGGCACTGGTGCAAATTTGGCTCAAGCTTTTGGCATGGGCCTGCGCCGTTTGGATCACACCAGCAAACGCCGATCCACGGGTGACGCAGCTGTCAGTCGAACTCTCTCAACCAGGGGAGACGATGGATGCCTTCATCCTCCGCATAGCACCAAAGCTGAACAAATTCACAGCGGACCTGCGAGCAGAAGTCTGCGGAACAATTCGCACAGAACAAGGTCGGCATGTTGTGGATATCCGCACCTACCATGACCGTTACAGCTGCTTCGTTGAGCGCGATGGGCTGCCGTACGTGCACACGCATCCAAGCCTGTTGAAAGACTGCTGGACGTTCAGCCTGGAGGACTGGAAGCGGCCCGGCTACCTGGTCACTGCAATAGGAGTGCGCTACCAAGACACTCGGCGCTCTAGAAAAGTCAAGCCAGGACGCTAGACCGCTGCAGCTGACCGGCAGCCCTCGTCCATTTGGCAAGACAGCGCGGTGAGCGACTACTTTGCTAGGGTTCGCGCGAACTCGGCCGCAACCTCGAAAGCCTGAGCCATCGGCAAAGTGACCGGCGGAGGCACAAGTGGACTACCCGCGACTGGCAAAGTCACATCGGCATGGCCGGGCTCGCCGCGCCGTACCCTGGCAACTGCATCCGAACCGCCTGGGCCTAGACGCAGAATCATCCATTGATCCCGGTCAATGTGCTCGCCGATCACGGGATTAAGCCAGCTCATGCCAGGAGGTAAATCCGGCAGCGTCACGCCTTCGGGAGCGATGACAGTTGGCTCCTTGGATCGCTGTAAAGCTGCCCGATGTGCAGATCGTGATGGCATGGTTCGCTATCCTGGTTGTGGTTGCTGGTCGGTCAAGCCGCCATCCGGTGCTCGTAGAACGGGTGCCGCTTGTCGTCGAAGATCGCCTGCAGCGCGTGGAGATTGGCCGGATCCGGGTTGAGCCAGGCGTCGACGTGCTCGGGCTTGATGTTGATGATGGTCCGGTCGTGCCCCACCGCGGCTACCTCGGGCTCCGGCTCGTCGGTGATCGCTGCAAAGCTCAGCAGGTCCGGCTGCTCGCCGGCGGGATCTGTCCAGCGGGACCACAGGCAGGCCACCAGCATTGGCTCGCGGTCGCTGGGTTGGAACTGCACGACGCGGTTCTTGCCGTCCGGCCCCTCCACGTTTTCGTAAAAGCGGCCGACTACCAGCAGGCCATGGGTGTAGCCGAATTGCTCGCGCCAGAACCCCTGCAGGCTGTCCCGCCGGGCGTTGTAGGTGCCTGGGTACTTTGTGTCGTAGATCGGCGGCTTGCCGGCCGGACGGCACTGGTAGCGCATCGGCTTGATGACGCGCTGGCCGCCCTCGGAGATGATCACCGGCGCGTAGTAGCCCGGGAAGATGCGGTAATCCCGCGCCTTCGGTTCGGTCCGCTGCAGGTCAGCGATGCGGCCCTTGATCTGCTCGATCTTGGTCGTGGCGATGCGCTGGTCGTTCGCTGCCTTCTTGGTCGGCTTGGCGCTGGCCAGCACCCGCTCGGCATCCGCGAGGCGCCGGGCCTGCTTGAACAGCTCCTGCTCCAGGGCCTGCATGTCCTCGGCGTCCCATACGGCAAGCTCTGCGGCGATCGCAGCCACGCCGCCCTCCCCGCCCGCGCGAAATGCATCGTCCATTGCCTTCGGGGTCTTGGGCCGCTTCTCCGCCTCGCCCTGCCGCAGCCACAGCTTGGAGAACTCCTCGATCGACATGATCGCCCCGAAGTTGCGCACCAGCTTCCGGTAGTCGGCCTGGATCTCAGCGGAGTAGCACATGGCGGACCCTCAATAGTCGCGGTCGCTGTTCTCTAGGCCATGCCAGGCCAGGATCTCATCGAGCCGCCGAGAGACGAATTGAGCATCGTCATCGGTGACGGCGCCGTCCTCGATCATGTCAGCCATGCCGGCGAAGGCCTGCCAGAAGTGGCAACGGTCGGGGCTGCTCTGCAGCAGCGCCGGCACAGCAGCGTCTAGGTGATCAAGGTGCGTGCGGAGTTGGGCTCTGTCCATGCCCGCAGTATCGGCAGCACCGTCTCAGGGCGTGAGACAGGTCGCCGTAGACTGAGCGCATGGAGACCACCACCCCCAGCCTCTTCGAACAGCTGCAGCAGCGCCTGGCGGCCACGTCCGAACCTCTGGAAGTCCTCAATCAGTTCGAAGCGGAGCTGCTGTTTGCCTTCCCAGGTGAGGCGGCCGTGGTCGTCGAGTTGGTCTCATCCTGGGGGCATCGTCTGGGCGTGCTCACACGCGACGACCTTGAGGGATACGTCTAGGGTGCCGGCATGGCGTTGCTCAGGCGCCTCGCGGATTGAGCGGCCATCTTGGCGCCGCGACCGGCATAGATAACTTGACAAACTACGCCCTTCTCGCGAACCAGCCAATCAGCTCATTTAGGGTAAGTAATACCCGCGTTGTGACCTAGGGATAACCTTAGCAAGAAAGAAGCACAATTTACTGACACGTCAAAGTACGTGATCGGTCATATGAATAATCCGATGAGGCGTAGCAAGCACATTTTTATGAGAGCTACCCGACAAGGCACCAGTTAACCTCCTCAAGCCTTCACGCTGAGAAGAACTTGTGCCGTTCGCATGCATTTGATCCCTGAGGTTGGTTACACCCAATTCAAACTGCCTTTTAGAAGCAGCATTGTACAGTTCGAAAAAACCCTTCAGGTAAAAGTGTGACGACGAATCCAGCCAATCACTAGTAAGCGCAGTTGACTTTATAATTCCCACAAAATCGATTCTTTGCTCGCGAAACCTCTCGTAAAAAACGGGAGACAAATATCTCATGTAGCAAATAAACGCGGCGACCGGCGCAAACAGTGGGAGAGCACCCCTATTCACTGTCAAATACGCAAATAATGCATTGAACGATTGCGCCATGTCACGCAACGAAGTTCCCGCCGCAATAGTCAACTCCTCAAATTCCATCAAACCTTCGGACATGCTGTCATTGAACGGCGCTGGAACTCCATCACCGCTCGTTAAACTAGTTTTAGCATGCTGCCAATCTCTGAGTGACCTTTCAACATCCGCATCATCCACTCGATAGAACCCAAAACTACTTCTAAGTAAATGATTGAAGATCCTTGCGTTCGGTTTAGGCAGACGAAATTCGAAGTCAAAGAACCGTCTCAGGTAGCGCTCACCACTTTCCATGCCACCATATACAGAGCGAACAGCCTCAGGCAAATTCTTACCGTCTGTCGAAATAACAAACAAGAAGCCGTCGATCTCAAAAAGATGTTTCACACGCTCAAGCATTTTGATAGCAAACAGCGGACGACAGCGGTCAAGCTCATCAATTATTACTACAACTTTTCTCCCTCTAAGCGACTCACCGCCTCTACGGCGAAGAAGCCTATCTCGCGCATCCTTCATCGCTGCGTTGAATTCCAGTTCCGCACTTGCCTTTGTAACATGTGCCTCTAAATACTTTGCTCCAACACCTGCAATTGCCGCGCCAACTGACCCAACCGGCGTGGCAGTCATAACATCAATGGCAGTTCCAGCCATTTTGCTCAATGGAGCAATTACTGCGGCACCAGCGCCAAAAATCTTATTTCGCAAGTCTCCGGAATGAGCTTCTCTGCCTTCCACTTTTTCGAGCCTCTCAATCGTAGCGGAGAGAATTGCGAAAATTGGGTCGTCCTGATGATCGGTTGACCAAGCGTCCACTTCAATTACAGGCGTGTTGTTTTTCTCTAGGGACCGAGCCAAGCGCCGAAGAAAGGTAGTCTTACCGGCGCCCCACTCTCCATGCAAAGCAATTACGTAAGGAATTTCGAGATTCTCGATAAGTCCTTGAAGCATTCTGCCAGACTCTTCCGTCTTGAGTAGATCGCCTTCCCATGGATTTTCCTCTAGAACTTCGGCACGAGCCGGGATCTTATGTAAAGTCATCTGCCTCATCCCCTTGCTCTACAATGAGCGCTATACAAATAGCATAGTCCCCTTGTCGCTCCAAGACTTGATAATAAGTTCACAGGCTTTTTTCTGACTCCCTTGACGACTGAGGGAATAGCTAAGCTGAAGCGGTACGACATTGAAGTCTCCGAAAACTTCACGGATATCTGGGTGATCGTTCAATGAAAGAATTGCTTTGCCGCGGAGTCCGCGCATCATCTCAGCAATCTGTTGGTATTGGGCGAACGGAAACGGAAATCCATACCCTTCGGTTTGCCAGTAAGGTGGATCAAGGTAGAACAGCGTGTCGGGGCGGTCGTAGCGCGTGATGCATTCGTGCCACGGCAACCGCTCGATGACCACGTTAGCCAGACGCAAATGCACCGCGCTCAGCTCCTCTTCGATGCGCAACAAGTTCAAGCGCGGCCCAATGCCACTGGCCACAACACCGAAGCTTTGCCCTTCGACCTTGCCGGCAAAGGCCAACTTCTGCAGGTAGTAGAACCTGGCGGCGCGCTGGATATCGGTCAGGGTTTCTGGACGCTCCATCTGCGCCCACTCGAACATTTGGCGGGATACCAGCGACCACCGGAACATGCGCACAAACTCGTCGAGGTGGTGCCGCACGCAGCGGTACAGGCACACCAGGTCGCTGTTGATATCGTTGAGCACCTCCAGCGGTGCTGGACGGGGCCGCATTAACAGGGCGGCTGCGCCACCGGCGAAGGCTTCGACGTAAGTATCGTGCGCGGGGAAGTGGGGATAGAGGTGCTTGAGCAGGCGGCGCTTGCCGCCCGGCCAGGGAATCATGGGTCGGGTCATTCGGTTCTCAGCATTTGCGATGTCCGTGGCCGACACTGCGCCCGCTCTCGCGAGGGCGCAGGGTCTAGGCCAATGCCAGGTGGTGAGAACACCTGTGTTGCGGTGCCGTGCATGCAGTGTCCGCTGCATGCACGGCGCCCTGTTTCAGGCTTAGGCCATTGGCTCGGCTAGGGCCAAGCTGGCCGAAATGGCGGCGTTGGTCGCAGCCTTGATCAAAGCTTGCAGCTTCCAGCCTTCGAGTTTCTGCGCCGCTGACGCTCCGGGAAAGCGAATCAGATAAGTCGGGGCTACCAGATCAGCGATCGACTCAGCCAGCACCCCCAGGGTAGCGCCTCGGTCTTCAACCTGGAAGGTCACATTTCCCGTGTCGTTGGTCGGATTCCAGATGATGGTGATCTGCCGCGCAATCGGGTCAGCATCGGCATCAGCCACCGCGACATTTGAATCGTAGGCGGCGCGCGTGGCCGCCTTGATACCCAGCAGCAGATGCACGCCGGGTTCGGTCACCGTGTCGCCTGGCACCTTGACCAACTCTCCTATCGCCGGGTCTAGCTCGGTCGTTGCTGGTGCGGTGATGTCGTAGCTACGGCCGATCAGGTCGCTTATCTGCATCGTGAGCACGCGCAGGAAGAAACGCTCCAGCGTCTGAGTCCAGCCGTCGGGGTGCGGCTTGGTGGTCATCTGCTCGAGGTAGAACTCAACCGGCCCGTCATTGGTGGCCGGGTTCCACCGGATCTCGATGCGCGGCGCCACAATCTTAGTCTGCGTGCCGAAGGTGTGGTTTTCGCTGATGATCACTTGGCCATCTCCATGCCTTCCAGCGGGCCGTCGATCCACGCCATGATTCCCATACCGCGCACGGACACTGCATAGGTGTCCCAGCCGGTTCGCTCATCCAAACCACTGCCGTACTTCTTGACACTGACCACGTCTGGCGTGACCACGAAAGCCCCACCCCCGTCGCCGCGCAGAAATTCTACGACGGCACCGAGTGTCGGCTCGATGTTTTGGCAGTTGGCCATGGCTTCGGCCAAGGCGCCACGGTGAGGTCGAATCTTCATGCTATTTCCAGTGTGACACGTGATCATGATTAGTATCCGGTGACGTCGAGGATGGGAGAGCGCACCCAGGCCTGGCCGTAGTTGCCGGGGGGCGGCTGGGGAGTTCCGCTAGTTCCTGTGCGCAGATCCTGGGCGGTATCGATGGTGGCAATCGACGCGACATTGCCGTTGATATTGACCACGCCCTTGCGCCACAACTGTTGCACCTGCCACTGCGGGCCGCCGCCGACAAGGCCGCCGATAGCCAGCATGATGTTGCCGGTGGAGCCGGCCAGCGCGGCGTACGTCCGACCTGCAGGCAAGGTGATCGAACCGCCCTGATTGGCATTGCCCTGCAGCAGCCCGCGCACCTTCATGTACTTGAGGGTTGCATCGAACACCACCTGATTGTTCGCAGGATTGCGGACCCAGAAGTACTTCATGCGCCCGAAGTTGGGCTCATCGAACACGTACGCGCTGAAGCTGCCGCCGGTAGTGAAGCCGGTGAAGGTGAAGTTGTTACCGCTCTGGGTTCGCTGGGTGAGAACAGCATTGCTTTCCCCCAGGAACGCCAGCGCGGGATTTGTGCCGCCGACAGTCAGGCTCCAGGCTTTCAGCACGCCGCTACCACTGGGTGTTATGGTCTGCTTCGAAGCCAGCGCCAGGTTCTTCCAGTCCTCCGAGATCACCACGCGGTTGGGACCGGCATTGATACGAACGAATGCCACCTCAAAACCTCCCGTAGAACAATGTGCCGCCGGCGCGTGCAGTTGATGACGCTGACGGCGATGTCCACGCGATCGTGTTGCCGTCATCCGTGATGTAGGGGAGCAGCACATTGCCCGCTCCGCTATCTGCCACAAACCAGTAATACAGCTGATTCGCGCTCCCGGTGACTGGCACCGCCACCGATCCATTGCCCCCGCTGGCGATGCCAATCGCCCCCATGTGCTGGGTGAGCAGATCCGAGTCGGGCTGGTCGGTGACATTGAGCAGCACCACATTGGTCGCCTCGTCCGCGACGCGTAGGAAGGTCGTCATACACCTGCCCCGATGGCCACCACCTGCACGCCGTTGGGCGCATAGCAGTAGATCTTGCCGTTGACGATCTCGCTACGGCCCTGCCCGGTATCGATCCCAATGAAGCGGACCTTGTCGAATGCGAAGTCCAGCGTCGCGGTTTGCCCATTGTTGACCGACCTGGCACCGGCCCAACGGCCATTGGCATCAAGCGCCAGGGTCCAAGATGCTTGGTAACTTGCGACCCCGTTCTCGTTGACCGTCATCCTCGCCTCGAGCGACTGCGTGGCGGACGCCATGCTGGGCACTGAGTTTTCGTCCGTGTACAAGGTCGAGATCGAACCAGTCTCCAGCTTCACGCGCCGGAAGCTGACATTGGCGTTGGTCTGCTCGCAGATCAGGCGCACTCGAATGGTGGCGGTCCCCGCGGCTGGGGGCGCCGACGCAACGATGCGCTGCCATGCGCCGACGATGGACGAATCGGCCGCGACAGTGGCACCGCCCACCGGCTGCCCCGACGAATTGAGGTAGCTCAGTTCGACGCGTGCAGTTCCGACAGAGCTATTGCGGTACACGTCCGTCGCCACCGTGTATGTCCCGGCCGGCGCCGCACGGTCCTGCACCGCCGCAAGCCCGTTTGCAGTTGCCTGGTTGAAGCCGAACGCCAGGTAATAGCCAAACCGCGCCTCGTTGGCGATCGACATGCCCGTAGGCAACGTCCAGCCGAGCGCGCCCTGCGAGAATGTCGGATTGACCAACATGTTGCCGTTGACATTGGTCTTGGCCACAACACCGGTAAGTGCCGTGCTATTGGCCGTCGTCTCGTTGCCGATCTGGGTAACCCGGGAGTTCAACGCAGTGACGGTGCTGGTGTCGGCCTTCCCGCCAACCGTCGCGTTCGTGCTGTCAATTCGCTGGCCGAGCGCGGTATCCCGGTCTGCGCTTGCAGTTTCGACCGATGTCACGCTCGCCGATGTTGCCAGCGGGCCCGTGCCGGTCGGCATCCGCGCCTCAACCACGCCGATTCTCTGACCCAGCGCGCTATCTGCATTGGTGCGTGCGGTTGCCTCCGACGACACGCTTGCCGCGGTGGCGAGGCCTCCATTCCCGGCCGGCATCCGCGCCTCGACAACGCTGGTGCGCTGTCCCAATGCACCATCCGCATTTGCCCGCGCGGTCGCCTCGTCACTCACGGATGAGGACGCCGCGAGCTGCCCGTTCCCGGCTGGCAGCCTCGCCACCACGGCCGCCAGCCGGGTGGATTCTGCCTCGAGCTCGTTCGCCGTCTGATTGGCGATATCCAGTGCAGCGGCGACCGCCTCACCCGCGCTCGAGTAATTGCCCACGTTCTGCCAGGTCGCCGCGTTGTCGGCTGGCACCACTCCAGAGTTGGCCACCAACGCCCGATACAGTCGCCCGTCGTAACGGACGAAGTCGCCCTCCGGATACGACGCGGTCGAGGCCCACTCATCCGCATTGACCAGATCGCCCAATGCAGCATTCAGCGCGTCGGCGTGTGCGATGGCGTCGTCGCGGGCCTTGTTGGCCGCAGCCAACGCCTGCTCTGCGATCTGCCGATCGCGCTCCGCCGCTTCCAGAAAGCCCTGCCGGATCTCCTCGGTGGTCTTGTCGATCGCCTGCTGCATCTCTTCCTGCAGCTCGCCCAGGTTCTTGCCCAGCGTCTTGGTGACGTACTTGGCCGCCATCGACAGCGTGCCGTTGGTGTTGCGCGCGCGGATGGCGAACGTCCAATTGCCCGACGACGGGATGGGCGAGTCGAATGCACCGGTGTGGTAGCCGCTGTCGCCGACCGGCGTCATGGCTTCCCACGCTGGCATCGGCGCGCCCTGCTCCGGGGCCTGGGCGTAGCGGATCTCCGCGCCGGCCAGGTTGGCCGACTGGATGGTGTCGGTCCAGAAGCCCCAGGTGTAGCGCCGGATGCCGCCGGATATCTCCTCCACGTCGAACAGGTCGTAGTTCACCGGCGGTGCGTCGGCGCCGATGGTCGTGAAGATCAGCGAGGCACCGATACCCATCTGCCCCTCCGGGCCGAACGGGCGCACGTTGACCGTGTAGGTGCCGGCGCGCGGGATCCGCCACCGGGCCGTGCGGGTGCGCGTCTGCGCCACTTCCTGCAGCTCGCCGTTGCCGTCTGACGCCGAGGCATAGACCACCGCGTGATCGAACGGGCCAGTGATGTCGAAGGTCGCCACCAGGTCCGTCGCCGTGACGTCGCCAGTGGTGATCTGGTCCTCGTTGATCGCCAGGTTGCTGAGGATCGGCCGGGTGGCCAGTGAAGAACCGTTCTCCGGCCGGATGTACTGTCCAGTCTTGACGAAGATCCAGAACTGCGGCGACTCGGGCACCACGGTGATGCCGGCACCCTTCAAGTCACTTTCGGGCGCGATGCTGGTAACGCGAACGCTGTATCCCGGCGTTGCCTTGAAGTCGTAGATCCAGATCGTGTCGTGCGCCGGGTTGTCCTGCCAGCCGCCGTCGACCATTGAGTCCGCATAGCCCTCGCCTGGCAGCGGCGCATCATCCGGCCACTCCTCCACCAACTGGATGACGTCGGTCGCCTCGGTGAAGCCCCGCACGCGGAACGTGCGGTAGACCGACTCCCCAGGAATACGCAAGCCGATGAACGCATTGCCCGCTGTAGGCGGCGGCACCGGCTCGTCCAGCGTCAGGGTGATGGTGCCCAGCAGCGGGCTGCGCTCGGCGGCGACGATGCGGCCACCGAAGCCCCACTGCGTCAGGTCGTGGGAGATGGCCAGCTTGCTCAGCCGGCGGTAACTCAGATACTCCAGGTCTTGGTCAAAGCTGATGTCCTTGTACTGGAACAAGCTTTGGGCCAGGTGATAGCGCGCCATTTCCACCGCATGGGACTCACGCCGGATCCCTTCGCCGGTGAGGCGCGCCGGGTTGAGCATCGTATCCACGCCGGGCGCCGGCACACGCAAAGTCTCAACCTTGTTGGTCGTGCTGTCGAAGTAGCTATATTCGATGCCGTCGGCAGCGCTGGCCAGCGTGTAGTCGACCGCGAAGCTGCCCTTTTTCATCGTGGCCATGTTCACCACGCCCGACACCGGCTGCTCGTCGGCGGCCCACACCACCGACAACCGGCCGCCGGCCCAGCTCACCTGCCCCATGCCCGCCAGCGCAATAGTCTGCAGCACCTCCTCGTGGTTGCGCTCCTCGGTCAGCCAGTAGTCGTAGGTGTAGCCGTTGGCCTCGCAGTGGGCCATGAAGCCCTGCAGCGACTCGATGTCGATCTCTTCGTCCGACTTGCCCATGCCGGCAATCAGCTGGCCCTTCTTGTTGAAGTAGCCGCGCGCGTACTTGAGGATGTGCGCACCGTTGTTGCTGGTTTCCTCGGTCACCCAGTTGCCATTACGCCAGACCGGGATCGGCGCGGCGATGTGCTCGGCGCGCAGCTCGTCGGGCTGGCCGTTGAGCTGGCCGGTGGCCTTCATCAGGATGCCGCTGCGCGAGATCCCGTCGTAGGTCGCGGTATCGGCCTGGACGCTTCCCATGGTCGACCACTGGAAGTCGTTGCGCTGGTTGTTCGGGCCTTCGTAGTTACCCTGACCGAGGATGCGCACCCGCACGTCGTACTGGCCCTTGGCCACATCCGCCGACAGCGTCGCGCGCTTGCTGACGTCCAGCTTGTCACCGGTGTACGTCTGGGTGGCCAGCGTGGCCCAGATCCCGGTGCCCGCCGGCGCGTACTGCACATGCACGGTTTCGGAGACGTTGTATGGCTTGCCCGAAGTACCCACGCCGCCCAGCACGTATTCCAGGTTGATCTGGATGCGCACGGTGTCGGCGCTGGTGGTTCGCGTGACGAAGTCGGCCGTGTCCGGCAGTTCGCCACCGTCGATGGTGTCGACATTGCTGTACAGCGGGATGGCCTGGTCTGGCATCTGGCTGTAGCCGGCATGAAAGACGCTCACGCCCTCGTAGTTGGCCAGCGGTGTGTCGCCATTGGAGAACGCGCCCACGCGTCCCACGCCGATGCCTGGTGTCAGCACCATCCCGAGGTACTGGTCGTCGCCCTCGTAGAAGGTGTAGGGCTTGCTGGCGATGTCGGGAGCAATCGGCACGCGGCCGAACAACAGGCCGAGCGGCTCGTAGGGGCGCATGCGATTGCGTGGCGCCCCAAGGCTGAAGACCGTGCCAGCCGTGCTGGCGGCCGGATTCTCGACCTTGGGCCCGAGCACCTTGTTGATCAGGATCGAGCCGGCAACGAACGCCGCGCTATAGGCCACTGCCGCACCTGTCGTGCCCAGGCCAGCGGCCCAGGTGGCACCCGCGCCACCGGTGAAATAGATCAGCGCTGCCATTGCCACGATGTACAGCGCGTTCTTACCGACGGCGCCACGCACCTCAATGACCTGGCGGTCCTTGGGGAAGACATGCGGCCACATGTGACGCGGCACCACACGCCCACCGATCGACACCGTCCACTGGCCCTGGTCCAGGTCCAGCACATGGCGATGCAGGAACTCGCACAGCCGTTCGCCGGGCTTCAGATCCATCCGGATGTGCCGCTGGCCGTCCTGCGTGAGCGGATGCGGCGTCAGCACCAGCTGGCCTTCAATCGCCGGCGCAGTCATCAGACCCATGCGTAGTAACCCTCAATCCTTGCGCCGTAGTCCGGCAGCTCGCGTACCCGGTGCAGCCAGCTGCTGCCCAGCGCGTATGTTGTATGGAGCACCCAGCCCTCATGGGCGAGGCGAAAGAACAGCCCGACATGCCCGGGCCGCGTCTGGCCCTTGTCGAACATCAGCACCAGGTCGCCGTCGACTGGAGTGGTGGTCGGCACCGCATAGGCACGCGACAACTCGCCCAGCGCCACCTGCCCCGCAGCACCGCGCGGCCTGCGTGCGGGCATCTGCACCTCGCGACCAAACAGCTCGCGTTGCACTTGCACAACCAGGTCGGCGCAGTCGTAGCTATCGTTGTCGTAGGGAATGCCCAGATACCGCTCGATCTCGCTCGCCCGCATCAGTGGATACCTGGCAACGTGTGCGGGTTACCGCGCAGCTTCACGGCCTGCTGGCGCATGAAGAAGTCCACGCCGATCTGCGCGGTGATCAGCGGGCCGCCGGCGCGTACCTGCGTCAAAGGCAGATAAAAGCGGCGCGCGATGACGTTGGGCGCGGTGCGATCCGTGATCAGGTAGCGACACATCACCAACTCGTTTGGCTGGACCCGCTCCAGATCCTCGGTGATGCCGCGCCCTACGTTGTCCACTTCCAGCTGCGCGCGTGGTGTCTGCCCGGCCTGGTCGGCGGGCGGCGTGAACCGGAATGGGCAGCGGATGTAGAGGTTGCCATTGCTGGTCCAATCCTGTGTGTCGTTGACGATGCGCAACACAGCCGCAAACGATGGCGCAGTCATCTCCAACAGCTCCAGCGGGCCGTCCGTGTCGGTGACGCGCTGCCGACGTTCCTGGAATGTGCTCATCGCAGGTACTCGATCTGCACATCACATTGGTAAGGGCGATCCACCCCTTCCACGGTGCGCAGCTCGCCGATGTCACCGCCAATGAATTGCGCGGTGATCTGCTTGCCAGTTCGTGGGTGCGCCATAGTGAAGGTGCCAACCACCTTGATCACATCGAAGTACCAGTCCAAGAACGCCGTAGCGTCATCCACGCTGGAAAAGTCGAAGGACAGCGGCAGATTCACCACCGTCCGCGAATTGATCCGCTCCTGCTTGGCGAGGCCACGCTCCATTTCCGTGCGCTTGACCGAGGGCACGGGCCGCTCGCGAATAGCGTCGTAAAGCACGCCCACATAGCTAGGCAGGCTTGCCATTAGCGGCGCTCCCGTGTGTCAAAGCGGCCTTTGATGGCACCCGCCATGCGACCGCCACCGGCGATATCGGCAGCACCAATATCGATGATCATTTTGCGGAGTTCGCTGCCGTCGACACCTCGGCTGCGTTCTTCACGCTGCTGCACCTGCTGCCCGGAGTAGTTGTTGATCTCTACGCTCATGCCGCCAGCACCCGCGACGGACGGCATTGCGGTGCTACCAACCAGCCCGCCTGCGGCATAACCCCGTCCTCTTCGAATGGTGCTCAGTAGCGAAAGGAAGCCACGCGGACCGCCGATTGATGCGATATCGAGCTGGCTCAGCACGCCCTCACCCTTGTGCACAATGCCCGCCGGCTCAAACTTGCCGCCCGGCCCGGTGTAGCCGCCGGTGTCCCAGCCCTGCAGCGGGATCGTTTCGCGCTGCACGGCTCCAGCCTGGCCGCCTCCGAACACGCCGCCCAGCAAGCTGGTCATTCCCTTGCGCACCGTGATCCGCGCGTAGTCGGCGATGATCGAGTTCGCCATGTCCCTAAAGCTGACTTTGCTGTTGGTCGTGGCCTTGACCACCATGTCCTCGAATGAGGTCAGCGCAGACGTGGTGGCGCTCTCCACCGCGCCGGCCGCGTTGCTGGCCTCATCGCGGTAGTTGGCCCAGGCGGCGGCTGCGCCCCTTCCCCAATCGGCCTGCGCCTCGGACATGCGCACATAGCCGTCGCGAATGACCTGCACACGGCGCTCGGTTGCATCGCGCACGGCCTGCTCCTCCGCAGCGGCGGTGGCTTCGTCAATGCGGCCGGTGTTTTTCTGCAGGGCAAGCTCGGTGAGGCGCTGCGCTTGCTCCCGGTAGACGCCGTTGAGGCGCTGCTGGATCTCGAACTCGCGATCGCCGGCGCCGACACGGGCGATCATGGCGTCCATGTCCTCCTGTAGCGCATCGGTGCTTGCGTTGAGCGCCGCCTTGTAGGAGGCAAGCGCGTCTTCGCGCTGCTTCTTCAGCTTGCCCTCTTCGGTGGACAACACCTCAAGGGCCGCGGCGCCCTCGGTGCGGACCTTGGACAGCTGCGCCTCCAATTCGCCAACCTGCTTGTTGACGTCGATCGACTGCTTGCCGCTGACGTTGCGGCTGTTGAGGTAGTCGATCTGCTTCTGTAGCGACTGCGCCTCGGCGGCAGTGCCCCGCTCGGCCAGCTCCCGCATGCGCTGGTAGTAGGTCTCGGCCGAGACCTCGCGCGCCTGGTACTGCGCCTGCAGCACCTTGGTGCTGGTGGCGATCTGTGCCTGCTCGGTGGTCAATGCATCCTTGATGCTCTGCAAGCCTGCAGAGCGAGCAGCGGTCGCAAGACTTGTCGCGCCTTTCGCGCCTTTGGCTGCCGCTTCGGCGCGCATTACCTTTTCACGCTCGGCGAGCAGCTTTGCGTCGGTAACCCCCGCCTTCGCCGCATCCTCCTTCATTTGCTTGATCTGACCCTCCAGGTCAAGCATCTTCGCCAAGCGACTATTGGTGTCGTCCTGGAACTTAAGGCTCGCCCGCGCTTGCTCAGAGTCGACAGTGGGCCCACGATCAACCGTTGCGACCACGTTGGAGAAGTCCGGCCCCGCCGCACTCTCCAGCGCGCCCCTGGATGCCTTGATGAGGCTGCCCAGCGCACCCAGCGAATTAAGCATGCCACCGCCGATCGTCTGGCCAGCGGTGCTCTTATCGGCCTGATCCTGCTTTTGGGCGATCTCGTCCAACAGCCCCGAGTAACGAGCAAGGCCGCCGACGACGCCACCTGAGTTAGCCAATGCGGCGCTCAGCCTTTTCCAGACGACACTGTTGCCGAGCGCGTCCTGCCTGGAGATCACGCGGTCCAGCAGATCGGCGTACTTCTCGACCTCGCCCCAGGCGCCGGAAGCCTCGTCCTTGATGCTGGTCCACGCCTTGGACATCGCCGGCATGTCCGTCTGAGCACGCCGCGCCACGCTCTCCAAATTCGAGTCGTAGAGCTGGACTGCCTCAGCAACAGCCTGCTGCTTGTTGCCCTCTTCGACCAGGGTATTGATGCGGTCCAACTGCGTCTGGGTCAGGAAGTGCTCGGTCTCGTTGAGCTTGAGCAGCGCCTCGACCGGATCCTTGCGGATGTCCTCGAACTTGGCGATCGTTTCGTCGATCGCCTGCCCGGTTGCGGCCTGCATCAGCGCAGCGCTGGCCGCGACCCGGTCGAACTGCTCGCCGGTGAATTTTCCGGACTCGGCGACCTTGAGCACCGCCTCGCGAGCACCGCCCAGGGAGACGCCGTCCAGCTGATCCAGCTTCGAGACCAAGCCCTCAAGCTGCCCGGTAGACGCAGCTGCGTAATTACCGGTGGCGAGCAGCGCCTTGCTAAAAGCGAAGGATCTATCCTCGCCCTGCTTCCAAGCTAAGGCTACTGCTGCCACGGCGGCGGCGGTGATCGTCAGCGGATTGACCATCCCTAACAGCGCGGAGGAGACGCCCGAAAGCGCAGGGCCGATGCCGCCAAAACTGTCCTTGATCTGCCCGCCCTGCTGCACCAGCACCGTGAACCAGGGCATGCCACCTTGGATGCTGGTGAAGATGTCAGTGAACTGCATCGGCAGCTGGGCCATCGCCTGACGCGTCTGCCCAGCGGAGATGCCCAGCTGCTTGATCGGATCGTTTGCAGGAAACGGGGTACCTGCCTGCTTGCGCAGGTCAGTAAGCTGGCCCCGCAGTAACGCGAGACCCTGCTTGATGTCGTTGACGTCCGCACTGATGCGAACGCGCAGGTTTGCTGATTGGTCGGCCATTTACCGGGTCAGATCGTCGAGGTACTTCGTAAAGGCGGCAGACTCGGCGCCCATCGCCATCCGCACGGCCTGAGCCGTGGATGCTTCGCGCAGCAGCAGCTGCTCACGGTCATCGCGCCCAGCAGCCGCCGCAAATGCCTTTGCTTGCGCCCAGGTGTAGGTCAAGACGTCTCGGCGCTGGTGACCTCGGGCGACGAGGAAGTGGATAATGTCGGCCCAACCGCTTGCGCCTGCGTCACTCCCACCGCATCGATCGCCTTGCCGGCGGCTCGCATCAGGCTCGGCAGGCGCTGGCCGAAAAAATCTTCGTTGAGCTCCACCACCGCCTCGACCAGCGCAGCGGCATCTGCCAGTGAGGCGCCGCCAACCCATGCTTCCGGCTTGCCGGCCACGATGGCCCCGCCCTTTGCGAAGGCATCGGCGTCCTGCTCGAGCACGTCCATCATCAGCGCAGCCACCTCGATGGTGGCACCGGCGCTGACCAGGCTTGCGGCGACGATGACCCGGCCGATGATCGGCCGGGTTGCTTTGATGAAGGGGCCAATCTGCGCCAGTGTCAGCGGCGTCACTTCCAGCTGCTCGCCACGGAAGGTGATCGTGCGCGTGGGCGGCGTCAGGATGTCGATGTCGTCACTCACTTCTCGGCATCCCAAGTGAAGTACTGCGAAACGCCTGCCGGCTTGCTGGTGTCCTTGCTAAGCCTGCCGGTAACGGTGCCAGCACCGTACTGCTCACCGATCAACGCCAGCTCGCCGATCACGCCACCGGACACGCGGTAGGCCTGGGCGCGCACCTTCTTACCGCTCCGCGCTTCGTTGAAGCCCAGAAACAGCAGCTCGTACTCTTCGTTGGGATTGACCAATGCCTGCAGGCGCTCGGCGGCACTGAAGCTGTAGGTGACCTTGATGTTGGCCGCACCGTCCACCGGGGCGGTGATGGCCGAATCTGCCGGCACATAGAGCGCGCCGTTCTTGATGTCCCAATCCTTGCCCTTGGCGTACACCGCAGCGCCGGTGGCCGGCTTCACCTCGGTAATCTCGGCGGCCAGGTTGGGCAACGGCGTCACGCCGTCTTTGTAGGCCACCACGGCCTCATCCACCGCATTTCCGGCCACGATGTTCGTGGCGGTACCGCGCAGCACGTCGGCGAAGTTCTCCGCGCTGAAGTCGTGCATAGTGAAACTCACCTGCACGTCGGTGATGCGATCGACTGAGTTACGGTTGCCGCCGCCGGGCTGTGTATTGTCGAGCAGAGTGATGGGATTGGTCTGCGGCGAAAAGCTGAACGCCGAGCAGTTGCCGACGCTGCGGAACGCCTTTGGCGCACCACGTTTGCGCAGGTGCAGCTCGCCGCTACCCAGGTAGCTGTAATCAGGGGGATTGATGGGCATGGATGCTCCTCGTAGGTGCCGCGGGCGGCGTTAGGTAATCGGGATGTGGGTTTGGTAGGTGAGCAGCGCGCCGATCCAGCTCATGCCGGCCTCCGGCTTCACCGGCTCCATGGACACGTACTGCGGGAACTGGATGCCCGGCGGATAGCGAAACTGCTGGTCGGCCATGGCAAGCTCGATGTCAGACACCAGCGCGTCGAGCTGGCTCTGCGCCGTGTCGAGCGGCGCAGGCGCCTTTGCCACGATCACCAGCGTGGTCAGCCGGTGCGTGCGGGTCAGTGCGCTCTCGCTGGCGCGCTGCTGCTTGGCAACCAGCACGGTCAGCACAGCGGTTGCGTCTTCGTCGACCTGGCCCGGCTCCAACGTCAGGCTGGCGCCGGCATCGGTCTGGTAGCCGCCGGCGCGGCTGATGCGCTGCAGACAAGCGCCGACCGCTGCGCGCAGGTTCTCGCGTGGGCTAGCCATGGTCGGCCACCCACTGGCTGATGGATTCGTCCTGCCGCACGCGCTCCGCCAGTACCAGCGTCTCGCCGGGCAGCAGCAGCCGGCCGCGCTTGGCCGGCTGCACCTGTGCGCGCTGGAAGGTCACGAGCGTATAGCCGGTGCTGACCGGCGCCAGGTCGCCGCCGAAATCGCGCACGTCGCGGTCGATCTGCACGGTGCACGGAACGGATTCCGCAGCGTCGGGCGCCTGGTAGCGTGCATCGCCATCAGCCAGGCCTACCTCTGCGAAGGCCGAGAAAGCGGTCGCATCGAAGTCTTGGAGGAACTCGCGCTGGCTCATGCGCGCACCTTGGCGATGGCGCTTTGGATGGCCTTGTCCAGCTCGCGGTTGAAGTAGAACGGCATCAGCTTGTCCCAGGTGCGCTGGGCCAGACCGTAGATGTCGTAACGCGGCGTGTAGCTGGCGCGCGTGGTGAACACGAACACGCTGCGCACCGCACTGCCGAAGCCAGTGCCGATGCGTTCGTAGATACCCGGCGCCAACTTGCCGCGCTGGCGCTGCAGCGCGAAGTAGCGCCCACCGCGGCGAACGGTGCGCTGCATCACCGCGACCGTGTTCAAGCGTGTGCGCCCCAGATACTCGGCGCGGCTGCGCTCATTGCTGGGCCGCTCGGGCTTCTTGGTGTTAGCGTTCTGGTAGGCGTCGCGTTGCGCGCCAAGCTGCGACAAGATCGCAGTCACTTGGCCGCCGGGCACATTGCCGTACTGGTCAGTGCGTGCCCCGCGGCCGGTGACCGCGAACTGCCCGGCCGGCATTAGGCCCTTGGCCTGCAGCAGCACCTCGAAGCCCTTCTTGCGGCGCTGCCCGCCGTCCACTTCCGTGCGCAGGTACTTCGCCGGCGGCGTGCCCTTGAAGGCCTCATCGCGCAGGAAAATCTCAGCAAACAGGCGGGCTTTGGTCGCCTTGCGATACATCGCCGCATTGATGGTCAGCGAGGTCGGCCGGTCGAACACTCGCGGCGCGGTGCGCTTCCACACCTCGCGGATCTCAAAGGCGGTGGCGTTGCACGCCTGCACGATGGCGAACGGCAGCTGCTCGCGCTCCAGGGCGCTGAACTGCCGGCCCAGCAGGTTATCGGCATCCACGGCGATGCGAATCTGGGTCACGGGGTGCCCTCGCCAGCGGGGGCGCCCTGCACCTGCTCGATCTCTCCCAGGTTGGCCTCGTAGAACTCCAGGCAGCGCTTGCGCCCGCGCGAGACGTCCAGCACCTGCTCCAGCGTGCCGTTCTTCACCCAGGGGCAGCGCTGCGTCAGGCGCGGCTCGATCTGCACATAGGTGCGCACCGGCACTGCAACCACGGCCGGCGCGGGCGTCACCACAATTGGGCGCGTCGGATCTAGCCGGGCGGCCTTGTTGCCACATCCAGCCAGCAGGACAGCCGGCAGGACAGCAGTGAGCAGAGCGCGCATCAGTAGCCTCCCAGGCTGGGGCATGCCGCAGCCAGCGCCTGCAGTGCAGCGGTGCACTCGGCTGGCCGTTGGTCGTATTCCTGTTTGAACGCCTTGGCGCTGCGGTCGGCGGCGGCCTTGGCGGCTTCGGTCTTGTCGCGTAGACCGGCATTGCGCTCCTGCAGTACCCGCAGCTTCTCGGCCTCGGCCTGCAACTTGGCGGCGATGGTCGCCAGTGCAGCGTCCTTGTCGGCGTTGTTGCGCTCCAGCTCAGCGCGCTTGAGCTGCGCCGCCTCCAATGCCGCAGTGCGATCGCTCTGGCACTGCTCCACCTGCCGCGTCACCACAATCACCTGCTGGCCCTTGCGGTAGGACGTGAGCGAGGCAATCGACAGCAGTGCGGCCAGCAACGCACACACCACCTTGAGCCGGCTGCCCGGCTTGCGCAACCAAGTCAGTGCGTCGGCAGCCCAGCCGAAAATCAGCGCCACCAGCGCTTTGAAAAAGGCCAGCATGTTCATCGGTCACTCTCCCGTCGGCGCCACGGGTAGATCAGCAGCACCGTCAGGCACACGCGCACGAGCAGCACGTACCAGGGTGCGGGCGTGTGCTGCGCCAGGTCGCGCAGAAAGATGCCGAGCATCCCGACCGCCAGGCCGATGAGGCAGGCGCCCCGCAGCGCCCAGGCAGCGCGATCACGTGCGCGTTCGCCGCCATGAAAGGTATGCAGCAGCTGCCAAGTCGTGGCACAAAACACCGCCAGCGTGCTGACCAGGCTCAGCAGGTAGACGCTCACGCGGCACCTCCTGCACGGCCAGCCAAGCGGTCGGACCACTTCTGTAGCGCGCCCAGGTAGTGCGGCAACATCGGCTTGATGATGAAACCACTCAGCCCGCTCACTGCGATGCCAATGCGGTGCACCGAGGGAAAGTAGTTGGCCAGCGCCACCACGATCCAACCAGCCGCCAGGGCGAACCCCAGCACGAACAGGCCCAGCAAGCCAACGCGCAGCAGCAGCGTCAGCCACTGCACGCCCGGGCCGCCGCTGGGCGCGGACACCTTGCCAACGTCGATCTCGCTGAGCAGCAGCAGGCCCACTAGCGCGCCCACCACCGCCGCCAGAAACCACGACTGCGGGATACCGAGGAACAGATGCTCGCTGCCGGTGATCACCTCAGTGACCACCGCACTACCGGCACTGGTGGCCACAAGCAGCGCGGCCGTCTTGAGCAGCACAGTGGCGCCGCCGTCCATCACTGGGCAATCCCCGCCAGATCCACGCCATCCCAGATGACCGCGTCGCCCCAGAAGTTGCCGCCGTTCTCGTGCTTGGCGATCGCCTTGGCCAGCTGAAACGCAGTGGCCGGAGCTTCCACGTTGATGCGCTGGTCCAATTCCACGCCCAGCGCGGCGGCGACCTGGCGCGCATAGGCGCCGGTGTCGTTCTCCACCGGCGGGGCCCAACGGTTGATGATGCCGCGCACGGTGCGCAGGCCGTGGTTGCGTTGGTAGGTCAGCAGCGTTTTGACCAGCGCACGGAAGCCGTATTCGGGCGTATTGAACACGGCAAAGCGCGCCTCGCGTGCGCGGGCAGCCGCAGTGCGATCTTCGCCCTGCCAGGCCACGCCCGTGCGATCGATGTTGCCTGGATTGTTGTTGCGGACGCCGCGCGGCGGGGCCATGTGCTGATCCTTCGAGGAATGGGCAAGAGAGCCGCAGGCGCAAGCGCGCCTGCAGAAGGGGTGGCGATTAGGTGCGCTTGCCCTTGATCAGGGTCTTGGGACGCGTGCAGTAGCTCAGCGCGTTCATCTGCGACTCGAGCGAGCGGCCCTTTCCGTTCGGAGTCGGATACTGCTTGGTGTAACGCGGCAGGCCGATGGTGTTGACGGTCTCTTCGTAGTCCGCCGGTGCATAGACCGTGCGCCACAAGCCAGGTGTGCCGATAGGGAAGATGTGGCACTTGTCCGTATCCACGAACGAGGTCGCACCCACCTTGCCGCGGTAGTTCTCCCAGATGACGCCGCCGAACTCGAACACGCCATAGACCGTACCGGACGGGGTGACGTACCCCTCGCGCAACACCTGCGCCATCGGCGTGCCGGTGTAGCTCTCGCGCACCTCCGGGTGTGCCAACAGCTCGTCGAAGAAATTGTCGCCACAGAAGGCGTGGATGGCACCTACCGGCACGCCACCCAGGTTGTCAGCGATCTTGCGCACGACGCCAGCCACCTTGCGACGCAGCGCCCCGCTGGCCGGGTTGGCGTTGTCCAGGTCGAAGTCGACCTCCGATTCCTGCTCGACGCCAAACTCGTTGAACAGGTTGTAGAGCACCGAGCCGTCGGCATTGAGGATCAGGCCCTTGATGGCACCCACGCGCTGGAACTCCAGCGACGGGTCCAGCTTCCACTGCACGTGCTGTCGGAGGCGCGCGTTGACGCGCTCCTGCAGGCTTTCCAGCTGGCTGGTCTGACCGAAGGCACGCACGTTCTGCACGCTGTCGGCCGCAATGAAATCGTCCACCTGGTAGTGCGGAACGACCAGGCCGCGTGCCTTGCGCTTGTCCGACACGAATGCCTGGCCGGGGCCACCGCGCGGTGTGGGGTTGACCAGGCGCAGCTCGCCGCCGTCTTCCTCGATCAGAATGGTGGTGGTCGCCACACCCTCCTCCTCCCAGCCGGCGACCTGTCCGGCGCGGCCGGGAATGAAGGGAACAGCATTAATGGCGTCGGTTAGCGACAGCACGCTGAAGGCATCAGCGGCAAAGACATCGGACATGAGTTGTGCGGGCATGAAAGGTTTCCTCGGATCAGCGCAGGACGATGCGCAGCTCGATGAGCTGCGCGATCGCGGTGGTTTTCTGTTCGGCCGTGATGTCGTCCGGCCAGATCAGGCCTTCGGCCTTGACCTCGGCGTTGCGCTCGATCACGACAACGGCAACGTCGCCGTCGGTGGCATCGGCGCTTGCCCACAGCACGCCAGCGGCGTCCTCGACGCCAGTAGCCAGCGACGGGTCAAGCGCACCGAACTTGCCGGATGCGGTGACCGTGCCAAGAACGGTGCCGGCAACGCACACCTGCCCAGCGGCCAGAATGCGGTTCTCACGCGAATAGGTGCCGGGCGCCTCGGACAGCAGGAAGTCGCCAGTACGATTGAGTTCAATCTTGGTGCTCATCGGGTCGGCTCCTTACTTGGTCTGCGACGCGCCGGCCTGGCGCCGGGCGTAGATGTCGGTGGTGGACAAACGGGTCACCTTGGGTGCCGCGCCGTCCTGGCCCGGACGTGCATGCGAGGCTGCGGGCGGCGCATCGCGCCGCATGGAATCCAGCGTGATGCCGCGGTCTTGCGCCGCCTTGAGCAGCGTCATGGCGAAGGCTTCCGGGCTGGCGCCGCCCTCGATGGCCTCCTGGAGCTCGGCATCGAAACCGGCGCGGGCCATGGATTGGATGCCAGTGATACGGGCGCGCTCAGCCTTCACCGCTTCATCAGTTGCGGCAGCGCGGCCAGTGGTTTCGCCCTCGCCCCGTGCCGCGGCAATTGCGGTCTCATTGCTGGCGATGACAATCTGGTCTGCGGTCTTGCCGGCTGCCAGTGCGTTACGCAGATCGTCGGTGGTAGTAACCGTGACCTGCCCGTTGGAGTTGCTCATAGGCGTCTTCCTCTTGGGGGTACTGGCTGAACCGGCCAGCTCGGTGATCACGGCTTCAAGTGATCCGATGCGATCGGCCATGCCGGCCTTGACCGCGTCAGCACCCAACAACACGCCGCCACGGCCGAAGTCGGCTAGCACGGTGTCAACGGGCACATCACGGTTGCGCGCTACAGAGCTCACAAAGACCTCTGCCAGCGCGTCGACGATGGTCTGGACCTTGCCGCGGCCTTCGTCGGTCTTCGGGTCCAGCCGCTTGTCTGGTGATTGGCTGGAGACGATCTCCAGGGTGCGCACGCCCGCCTTGGCGTCGCGTTCGGACGTATCCAGGTAGGACATCACCACGCCGATGGAGCCGACCATGCCGGTTTCGGCAATCACCACCTCATCGCAGGCGCTGGCCAGCCAGTAACCAGCCGATGCAGCGAGGTCGCCCACATAGGCCACGATGGGCTTGGCGCCGCGGGCGGCATGGATGGTGTCGGAGAGCTCGCCAATGCCACTGGCCTCTCCCCCTGGCGTGTTGAACTCCAACACCACTGCCTTGACGTAGGGGTTGTCGAGCGCAGCCTGCAGGTCGGTCGCCAGCAGCTGGGTGCTGGTGGCTCCACTGATCTCAGTGAACATGTTGGCGTAGCGAAACACCGGCCCGGTCACTGGAAGCACGGCTACGCCATCGCGCATTGCAACCTTGCGGGCGTTGTCCAGCGGGCGCCCCAGGCGCGTCTGTAGCGCCTGCGGGTCGCCAGCGCGCTGCGCGACGGCCAGGATCGTTTCCAGCGATTCGCGCTGAATGAGCCAAGGCCGGCTGGCCGCCAGGTGATAGGCGTCAGTCATGCGGCGTCTCCTGTGCGGCCGTCGCCCGCAGCGTCGGCATCGTCGGCACCTGCAAGCGGTGCGGCGGGCACCGGCTGCGCTGGCGCGTACAGACCATCGGCCTTGCGGCGGTTCACCTCGCGCACGCGCTGCGCATACACCGCATTCCAGTCCTCGCCGTTCATGGCGGCGGTTTCCATGGCCTCGTTGCTTACACCGATCTCGATACGAGTCTTTGCCGCGCCCGCTTCTTTCTGCTCGTCCATGGATCCGCGTGCGGGGCCAATCCACAGGGCACGGGTCCAGGCGCGGCGGCGAATCGGGTCGCTGTAACCCGGCAAAACGAGGCGGCCTGCTGCGACTTCCTCGTCGATGTGCAGCGCATATATCGGCTGGCACAGCTGCTGCACCAGATACCACCGGCGTAGGTTGAAGAACCGCCAGGCTTCCAACATGGCAGCACGGGCCGCAGAGTAGCTGCGGTCGAACTGCAGCATCAGTACGTCCAACGGCAGTTCCAGCGATGCACCGATCTGCTTCACCACGGCGGTGAAGAACGGATCGAAGTTCACATTGGGGCGGTTGAGTGCTTGGCTACTGACTTTCTCGCCCGGAGCCAGATCCACTACCGCGCCGTTACCCAGCGCAATCGTCGGCTGCTCCTCGGTGGCTCCGAATAGACCCAGCGGGTTGCCATCGCTGTCGGCCAGCTCTTTGTCGCGTTCGATAAACACGGTGAACATGGCGCTGATCACCGCCGCCATCAGCTCTGCATCCCCGTAGCGCTCCAGTTGCTTCAGCGGTTCCAGCACCGGCGCCAAGTAAGGCGCGCCACGCACCTGCCCCGGCCGCTCCTTGTCGTTCCAGATATGCAGCACACGCCGCCGGCCCGTCTCCTGGCCGAAGTACGCGTAGAACTGCCAGGCAGCCATACGCATATCCACCCGGTCGCCGGGATGCGTGTTGCGGATCCAGCAGCCCACCGGTGTGGCACCGTCAATTGCAATGCCATCAACGCAATTGGGCGTATCGCCCGCCTCGTTGGGATTGCTGACCCGGTCCGCCTCTACCAGCTGGACCTTCAGCTCAGACACTCCACCGTTGCGGTGCTCCTGCGGCGTGAGCACAAACACATCGCCGCTCGACATGGCCGAAAGCAGCGCAAGCGCCTGCAGGCCGTAAAAATCGAGCGCCGCCTCAGCATCGCACTCGGCCGGATCCTCCGCCCAGCGCTCCCAGCTTGCACGCAGGCTAGTGCTGATCAGCTCCGCGTTATCGCTGCTCATACCCAGCGCTTCATGGTCCACGGCTGGGCGGCATACCAGGCCCGTTCCCACAATGCTGGTGCGGCAACGCATCAGCGCACTGCGTGCAATCGGCGCGTTTCGCATCGCGTCGCGACTACGCGCCCGCAGCGTGGTCAGCTCGTAGCGCTCCAGGTCGGCAGTGGCGCTGCCCACCGGCGCCAGCCAGTTCTGCAGGCTCCGCAGTGTTCGAGAGGCACCACGCCAGCGGGTGCCCTGTACTTCATCGGCGCTGGCGGCCGGCTGCGGCGCCGCAGCACCGAGCGCTGCGCGCACGGCGCGGTCCTGGCCTACCGCAGCCTTCAGACGATCGGCGGCAACGGCAGCAGAGGCCATCAGCGCGGCACCACGTAGCTGATGCGGCCGCGTCGCTTGGCCTTGCCATTGATGGTGCGGCGAAGCTCGGCAATGTACGCCTCAAGCGCGGGCAGCTCGGCCTTGGTGTACTCCACCCGCCGCTCGCCGAAAGCGAGCGACACCGTCGCCTTGCCTAGCAGCAGCTGGTGGCGGACGGCGAGCGCTTCTTCGAGATGTTGCTGCGGAGTAGGCATGGGCATCCATCGGGTAGGTCACCGGGGCCCGAAATGAAGAAGCCCCGCACAATGGCGGGGCTTCGCTTTTCGCGGCACCTCGCCGCTGACCTATTCTTGGCATGCAATGTCTAGACGCAATACCAGACTGAAATTTTCTTTGTGGGATCGCTTAGTGTTGATGACCAGCCTTATAGAGATCCAGGTGGCTGTTATAGCGGAGGACGTAACCGTCGCCGAGATCCACCCGAGCCACGACACCATTCGTCTCCGCAGCGATCAGCTGCTGGCTGGAGAACACGATTTGATCAGTCGGCAAGGCTTCCAAGCACTGTCGCTTCTTCAACTTCGCTATCTGAGCATCGAAGTGCGCGGGAATATGGCGCGCAATACGAACATCCACCTGCTCTCCAACAAGCTGCGCCTCCAAGGCGTAGCCGTTAGGAAGAAGCGTGCTACTCATGGACACCCCACCCGCGCATCTCATCACACGGTGAGAGATATATGTGACTGAACCCGCGTAGCCAGGCTTGTCGCGCATCGCGACGACTCCCTGAGCAAACTGTAGCTCGCCGTCCTTTAGTATCTCGAACGACATCAAAGCTTGATCCAGCTGGGCAGCTTCAGGGGCCGCAGGAAAGGCAGCGGCGAGAGCCAGCGCAAGCAATACATTCCTAATCATCTATAACGCATCTCCACACGTGTGACCGTTTCATCGGCCGGTCTGGACATGGCTGTAGCGCGAGGATGCAAATCCTTGACAAACCTCACGATTGAGCACTGACCTAGCTCCTGTGCACCCGATCAGACAGGTAGTAGAGTCCGAGCAAGGTGATGAACACCATCTGCCAGAACACGAACTGGTACACAAACAAGAGCCCTGGGACCACGTAGGTTGCCGCGCCGGCGAGGTTTTTGGCCAACAAGCTTGGCACTTCGCGGAAGAGCGAGAACGTCAATAGCACAAGGCCAAGCAACGCCAGATAGCCGAACAGCGAGGCAAGGAACAAACGGCGTTTGAGCAGTTTGCCCCGTATACGCATCCCATGTGCCTCCTGATCAAGCGGACCGGAAGGAAAGGTGGCGACCGCTGCAAGCGCGGCCACGTAGAAGCCCACCAGCACCTGCATCAAGCTACCGATGCTGGACACAAACCCCTTGTCGCCACGCAGCGGCATCAGCGTAGGCCACCGTACCCACACGGCGGTGACCACCAACGCAGCCAACGCCGGGAATAGCCAGTCGATGACCAACTTTTCCCCGTGCTCGGTGCGGATGCGCAGGTATCCGGTGGGGGCCAGCAGCTGCGCGATGACCTTCAGAAGCATGGCTAAGTCTGCTCGCTAGTGAGCTTATCCACCATAACGGTAGCTAGCTCGGTCGCGATTTCATCGTGGTCCCAGTTCATTGGTTGGCTGAGTTCAATTTTGGCGGTGCGCGACACCAGCTTCTCGATTGCCTCGCTGGGATCGGCGGCGTCTTCCGGTACGTCGAGAACCGCCGTCTTCTGCCGATTTGTGCCATGCTCCTTGTATGAGATACGCACTTTTTCGTAATCTTCCCTGAACGCAATCTGGCGTGCACGCGATATCAAATGCCCCACTCTTCCCTCATCCGGATGCTGAACAACATCTAGATGCAGGATGCGACGCCGACGCTGCAACTCACTTGGCTCGTCGATTCCTGCCGACTCCAAGTGCTCCGTCACAAGATCGAACGAGAGCAATTCACCCTTGGCAATCTCGTCGATCAGTGACTTGCTCAGCAACCCGTCCAACGCCACAACCGGATACCAAGAAATCACCTCACCGGAAGCGTCCTTCATTTTCCGTTCTCCAGCCTTGTGCAGAGGATTCTGCAACCGGGACCAGATCGTGGAGGGACCGAGTCCGGGCGACTCTTCGAGCACAGCAGGGTACACCTGCATCGAACCGCGCTTCGAAAACTCAAGGTCAATCACCAGATGCGCCTCGGTTCTATACCCCTCACCGTCGTCCTTGTTGAAGGTTCGCGAGACACCAGTCGCCATGTTCTCGTAACTGGCATCAATGAATCCTGAGTTGGCTTGCACGAAGAGCAAGGCCGCATAGCTCCGGCCTGCAACCTCGATGACCCTGTAATCCTTGATCCGTACGGTCTTCTTGGCGCCCTCGCGGACGCTACGCTGATAGAAGCCTTCGCCATTGGCGGAAATCAGGATGGCATTCAAATCCCAATCCTGTCGGTGCTGTGCCCCAGTGCCGTGGTCGAGCTTCAGCTCCAAAAACCGCACCATCCGGATATTGCTGTCCTTCATTCCCGCCCCCTGTTGGCGCTCCGTCGGGTCGATCATCGCACACCATCTGCGCAACCGACCACGGTTCGCCATACCTGAGGACATACGCCCAGCCAGTTCTCCATGGTCTGGCCAAGTGGCTGGTACTGCTGGCGGAGTGGGATCAGGGTGCACACATCGCGTTGACGCGGCTCGCGGGGGATGCGGTAGCGGGGGCGGCTCTTGAGCACGCCGCCTACGCCGGTGAGCGCGGCAATGAAAGCGTATTGCGGAACGCGCTGGCGGCCGCTGCGGGTGCACCAGTCGGTGAACGCGGGAAGGCGTCGTTGGACAGCACGGGGAGATCCGTCAGGCCAAGGCTGCCATCCAGCTCCGATCCCTCGGGTTGTGGAAGCAGGATGATTCTGCCGATCACGCCACCTCGCTTCCCTGCACAAACGAAAGCGCCCCAGCTACGAATGCATGCGCCGATGCCAGATAGGCGTAATAGCTCGCACGGCTGATCTTGAGCCCAAGGCGGGCCATACGTGCCAGCCGGTCAGCCTCGCTCAGGCTGGCCATGCAGTATTCGGTGCGTAGCACGCGCGCCTCCTTCCAGCGCCCGGTTCGTTCCATGCACTGCACTATGGACTCAACACGCATGGCGTCTGCGGCGAGCTGGGCGAGGTTGCCGAATACATCGGTCCGCTCGGTGCCCGTGGCTGTGGTGCGCATGACTTGGTCGCCGGCCACCGCGCTGGCCCAGCTACGCAGCTGCTGGTTAAGGCTGGTATCTGCCCGCACTCAGCGCACCCCCGAGCTACGGACGCCACGACGGAAGCGAGGAACGTGGCCAGGCACTGTTTCACGGGAATCCGCTCCGTCGGAGGCAGACTTCCCGGCCGGAGTTGTTCCACGGGAATCACCGCCATCATGCACCGGCGCGGCAGCGCCAAGCCGTGCATCGATCGCATCCCAATCCGCCTTGCCGAATCGGTGCAGGCGCACTTCCGGGTGATGCGCCGCAGCGTATGCATACACCCACGTATCGAGCGGCTCGTTGCGAACGACGCGCTTCTCGAACCGGTTCTTGACGGGGTTGTAGACCTCCGACACCAAACCCGGGAAGAACTCAGGCGGCAGCTGGTCGCTGAAGTGAACGAGCCGCGCATCGGCCTGCCGCTCAGCGTCAGCAGACAGACGGCTGTAGAGATAGTGCTTCGCCGCCACGCCGCCGACGTGATAGATGGTGATGCCGCGCTTGTCTGTGCGCCCGCGCCAGGTGACGTCCGCAAGCTTGCCCTTGGACAGGATGGGCGCATTGTTCGGCACCGCACCGAAAATACACATCGGGCGCGTGACCAGACGTTGCCGCACATAATTTTTCACCGCCTCGGTGCGGTGACCACCCGCATCGATAGCGATCGACAGCGGCCGTAGTAGGACGCCGTCCTCGCGCTCGATGGAGCGGTTGAGCAGATCGGTCAGCGCCACCCACACAGCCTCCTCAGCGGGGTCGCCCGGCAGCTCGACGTAATCCAGCGTCCAGGCAGCCATGCCCCTGCCCCACCCCACGATATGCACCGCAAGGCGGTTGTCCTGCGTATCGACACCCACCGTAATGGCCAGGACGCCGCGAGGTGCGTGCCGCAGGCGGTACGGCTCTGCGCGGTCGGCGATGACGTTGTGCTTCACTGCCCGCATCGACGGGTCTTCCCACGTCTCCGCCAGCCGGTCGTTAATGAACGTCTTGAGCGAGGCCGGCTCGTTCTGCGCGTCCAGCCACTCGCGTACCAGGTCAGCCCACCGCGGCCCCAGGCCGAACTGGTAGTAGAGGCAGTTGATCGTGTAGCCGCGCACGTCCGAGTCGGGATTAGCAGCCACCCAGCGGCCGGCAGCGATCATGTCGGTCTTATGGTGCTCTTCGATCGCAGTGCCGCAGTCGCTGCAGGCATACCACGCGTGCTTGGCATCGGGAGACCACACCAGGCCGCTCCAGCTCAGCGCCTGGTAATGGCCGCAATGCGGGCATGGCACGTGGAACCGACGCTGGTCGCTCTTCTCGTAAAGTTTGGCAATACGGCTCAGCCCTGCGATCCCGGGGGTACTGATGTAAAGGCGCTTGTATGTGGTCGGGAACGCGGAGGTGCGCCCGTCCAGCATCTTGACCGGGTCGTCGCCAGTGATCAGCTGCTGGGGCGCCTCGTCGATCTCATCGACCCCCAGGTATTTGACCGTTGTGGACTTCAAGCGCTGCGGGCTACCCATGTGCTCCACGTACAGCTGGCCGCCGTCGAAATCCTTGAAGGTGCGCTGGTTGGCGCTGTCGCGACTGGCGGTACTGCTGAGCGCACGGCGCACGGTCGGGCACACCTCGATCATCGGATTCAACTTCTGGGCAATCCACTTGTTCATCGAGGCCTCGCCCGGCAGCGCGTACATGATTGGCGCCGGTGCGTAGTCCATCCAGTAAGCGATTGCGTTGGTGGCAAGCTGGCTCTTACCGAACTGGATCGGGAACATCGCCACCAGTTGGTGCACCGGGCTGCGCGCAGACATCGCGTCCATCGGCTCGCGAAGCGGCGGGTTGCGATCGGTCACCCAGCGTCCGGGCTTACTGCTGCCCTTACTCGACAGGCGCATGTGCTCATCGCACCACTGTGACACGGTCATCGGACGGCGCGGCTGCAGCGCACGTGCGAGCACTGCATTGATGCGGAGGGATGCCGAAGTGTTCAGAGCGCAACCTCGCAACGCCGCGCGGGCTTGAGCACGATGCGGATGGCGCCTGCTGCATCCGAATCGATTCGGCGTTGGCTGGGAACGAAGCCGCAGCAAATCGTCTTGTTCTCCGACCTCACCCCTCCACCTCCGCCGGCTTGGTAGCTGATCGAAAACCGCGGCTCATCTCTTCCAGCGCATGGGTTAGCTCGTCCCACAGCAGCTGCCGCACCTTGGCCTCGTCTGTAGCCGCGGCCAGCTGCGGGGCTAGCGTGTCGGGAATTCGCTCCAGTGCCACGCGCAGGCCCGTGCCCGCTTCAGAGATGGCCTGCTCCACATCGACCCGCGGCAGCAGTTCGCCCAGCTTTTCGGCCAACTCGATCTGCGCCATCTGCGCATCCGTCTCAGCCCTGTCCGCCAGTGCCTTGGCCCTGCGCTTGGCATCGCTCGTCTGGGGTTCGTCGGAGTCGTCCTGCTCGTCGCTACCCTCGCCCACCAATGCAGCACCGCGGGCCTCGGTGTGGCGCGCAGCAACGCCGGCGCGGGACGGGTCGCGGGTCTGCTCGTACAGCGCCAGGGAAGCGCTCTTGAGGTAGCCCTTGCCGCCGTCGGCCGGTACCAGGCGTCCGTTGCGCTTGAGCTCCACGATGTAAGACGGCCGGCAGCCGATATAGGCCGCCAGCTCCTTGCCCGTCACCACCACATCGTTGTCAGTCATGACCAATGCTCCACTTCTTCCATTTTTTTCAAGGCCAGCAAGACAGAAGAAAACGCGCGCGCGTGAGCGTGTGCGGCCTGTGCGGGAACATGTGTGGGACGCACATCGCCTGAAATGCCCGTGGCAGTAGGCGTGTGCGGGATGTGCGGGATGTGCGGGAACTCACACACGCGGGAGAGGCCATGCAGGCATGTGCAGGACGTGGGTACCCACGCGCCCGCGCCCACGTATGAAGCAAAAATCCCGCACATCCCGCACACGCCTACTGCCACAAGCGTCCGCGTCCGCACATATGCCCGCACACCGTCCCGCACATCCCGCACATCGACAGACGCAGTGCTCATGCACGCCCCTTGTATTCGTTGAATGCGCCGCGGAAACCGACCACCTCGGTGCCCAGCCAGTTTGATTCGGTCTGGTCTTCTGGGCAGCTGGCATTGCCCAGCAACAGGAACCCGTGCGGGCCGTGACTGGTTTGCTCGATGAGGTAGCGCTTACGCGCGCGATCGGGATGCGTGATGCCGCGCTTGCGCACCAGCGCGTTGATGAACTTGGGCGAAGGCGCCGGCTTCACGCCCTCGCGCCCGCACCAGACCTTGTAGACCTCGTACCATTCCTTCGAGGGCGCCGGCCGTGGCTTGAGCCCAGGAATGTCCTGCCCATACAGTTCGTCCAGGAACCGCTGTGGGCTGTCTTGCCCCAGGTTGATCAGCTCGGCTTTCGCTGCGGTCATTGGTGGATTGGTGCCGTTGGAGAAGTCACCGAGATCGATCTGCAAAAGGTAGTGATGTAGTGCCGCGGTGCCGCCGGCGCGGATCTCTGCAAGCACCTCCTGATAGAACTCCGCCTGCAGCTTGTCCGGCGTCCAGATCACCGCATGCCGGCGGTCGTCCTCCTCGAGCACGACTGGCATCGCCTCGTTCGACAGAAACACCAGGTTGGCGTGGTTGTCTTCCTCATAGGCCTGGATATTCTTCGGGTTGATGCGGATACGGTCGCCGGTGATCAGCGCCTTTAGCTTGTTCTTGAGGTGGTAGACCTCGGTCCGCGCCACCACTTCGTCAGCCAGCAAGAACAGCTTGCGGCTTGCCCAGTCGTTGAACTTGTCTTCCAGGGCGGACTGGTCAAGCACGCGGCCGTATTCGCCGAACAGCTTCATGTATTCGTCGAAGAACATGTTCTTGCCGGTGCCCTGCGGCCCGTGAATCACGATCGTCGATTTCATCTTGGCGCCCGGGTGCTGCAGCGGGTACGCCAGCCACTTGATCACCCAGTCATAGAGCATGCGCTGGTTGGCTTCGTTGCCGCACATGTGCCACAGCAGCTGCAGCAGCTTGTCGCAGGTGCCCTCTTGCGGCACCGTCGGCCAGCCAGCAAACAGGTTGCAAGTGATGCCCGGCTTGCAGCCGGACGGGTCGAAGTCCACCTCTTGCACGCGCACAATGGCGCGTTGCGGGCTCTCCAGCCACGCACGGTGCAGCTCACGCCGTACGCACGCATCGCGCATGTCGCCCAGCGCCACCAGCATGTGCTCTTGGTGATCGAACACCGTGCCGCCCTGCCCGTACACCAGTGCAAAACGGCTAAGCAGTGTGTCGATGCTGTCGATCGGCTTGAGGAGGGCCTTCCCCGCGCCCCCGGTGATGGGGATGGAAGCGACGCGTTTCTCTACCGGCGCACGCCACGACAGCTCCGTGATGCGAGCCTCCACCTGCGCACGCACCACGTGCAGCCCTTCGGCCAGGTGCAGGTCGTTGAAGTCGCTGACCTTTCGGCCTTGCTCGATGTACGCCGCGCACCGCGCGCCCTCTTCCGCGAAGACCGGCAGCAAAGCCGCGCCGTGCACATCGAGTGCGGCCGCGCTCGCGCCCAGCATGCCGGCGTTCTCGGCCTTGTGGTCTTCCCCGCAGGTGGGGCATGTCTTCGGATGCTCAGTGAGCACCAGGCGTGACTTGCACGCGCGGCACTTCTGCAGCACGTCGTCGTCGCCGCAAATCAGAACCTTGGTGCTGCGGTAACGCTTGGCCAGCGCGCTGGCCACTGGCATCAAGTTGCCGGCATCGAAGGCCACGGCCACTGGGTAGCCGGTGGCCATGTGCAGGCTGGCGGCGGTGGCATAGCCCTCAGCCACCAGCAGTATCCACTGCGGCGTGCCACCGATCAGGTGGAAATGCCCGCGCTTGGCGAGCCCCGCCGGCCAGAATTCCTTCACCGGCTTGCGCTGCTGGTCGGCCTGTTTGGCCGTGCGCAGCAGCTGCAGCCCGTGGATGGCGCCATTGCCATCGAGCAGCGGCACCACTGCGATGCCCGAGCCGCCGTAGCGCAAGCCGAAGCCCTGCACGCCCTTGGCGGTGAGGTAGTCCGACTCGCCATCGTGCAGCGCCTTGCCCCAGGCGCGGGTCGCGCATTCGGCGGCACGGCGGTTTTCTTCCTGCCGCGCGGCTTCTGCGCGGCGGCGGTCCTCCGCCAACCGGCGCTTCAGTGCCTCGCGCTGCTCGGCGGTGAACTCGCTGTCGCGCTTGCGCAGCTCCACCTTGATCGCGCCGTTGTCGTTACCGCGCCAGATGCCGTAGGTGCCAACAATCAGCACATCCGTGCCGTTGGTCTGCAGCTCGTGCAGCACATACCAGCCGCGCCGCTCGCGCGAGCCTTCCACCTTGCAGCGGACCATGCGACCGCTCGCGTCCAGGCTGTCGAGGATCAGGCCGGCATCGCGCAGCTGGCCAAGCACATCATCGTAATTCGCCAACATTCAGTAACTTCCAGCCGCGCTATCTACCAAAGGAACGGGGTCCGAATTACCCGCATCAGGGGTCGGCCAGGAGGACCCATCGCCCGGAACTGAACAGCATTCCGCCTCGTTCAGATTCAGCTCGCCAGCGTGCGTGGGCGCCCTTTCCGTCGCCCCCCGGGGAGATGGGGCCGCAGTCAGCAGCAATTCGCTCTGCACCGCACCGTTTGCTGCATCCGCGCGCCACAGTCGCTCGCGTTCGGCCAGTGCGTCATCGCCGACCAATCCAGGCGTATTGCCGTAAAGCAGGTGCATCGCTTCTGCCATGTGCTGCCGCGCAACCGGGCTGATGGTCTTGCGGCCGGCGGGGTGTGGTGCCCGGGGGGCGCGGTAGATGGCCATTTCAAGCACCGGTCGCTCCGCTCTCAATGCCGTGGCGCAGGGCGCGCTTCATGCCGATCACGGCGCCGATGACGTCGTCGCCCTTGCGGCCAATCTCGTCGGCGTACTGCCGGTCTTCGGGGCCGAACTTGCCATCTGCCACGGCAGGGGCCAGCGCGCTCACCAGCTCGCCGTACTCCTGAAACAGCGTGGCCACGCAGGCAACCTGCATCCCATCGTCGCTGGGCATCGGCACAGCCAGCATGCCGCGGCGGCGCGCTAGGTCCTGCTCACAATCGCTGCGGTACGGCTCCGGCAGGCTCAGCACCCACGCGTCTTCCAGATCCGCCGGCAAGGTCTTGACCGTGCCGTCCATGTAGCGGCGCAGGATCTGGGCGTTGTTCTCCATCGCCTTGATCAGCTCCATGCCGTCACCCGTGCGCAGCTTCACCTGCCGCACGTCGGGCGCTGTCGTGGCGAGATAGCGCTCGGCCACCTGCATGGCGAACGTCGTGTAGTTGCAGGCCGTGGCATCCAGCATGCGGCGGGTGTGGGCGTAGACCACCGACTGCCTGGGCGGCAGAAACTGACGGGCGTCCTTCATGCGCCGGGCTCCGCATCTGCAGCACCATGCTCGGCATGCAAGGAAGCCCCACCAATATGCAATTCAGTGCACTGCGCCGGTACGACATCCGCACCGGCGTCGGTGCCGTCGTCGCCGTGTTCTTTGTTCCCCAGCAGGCCGGCGCAGAACGCGACCAGGCCGGCCGCGGTCAAGACAATGGCAACCGCGTTGCGGAGCATCCCCGGCATGGTTGAGGCAACCGGCGCGGGCGCGCCACGCTCCCACTGCTGGCGGACACGATCAAGCACCAGTTCGTGGCTGGGCTTACGCATAGGTGCCACCCTCCCTGCGATATGCTGGAACCCCCACGGCACCAACACATGCCCGCAAGGAGGGCGACATGGAACCAACATACGAGCAGATCTTCGGAATAAGGCTGCTGGCGCACCAGGGCATCATGCAAACCATGCTCAGGAACTGGGGACTCCCACCCGAAGCGCTTTTGTCAGATCTGATGCGATCGCAAGAAGCTTTGATTTCTTCGATGCTTGCGCAAGGCATCACCGACGCACAGATCGAGGCCGTCAAACAGGAATTCACGACTGCGGTCATGACTTTGAACGCCCGCATCGCACAGCTACCGGACGAGCGTCCGGACCCAATTCCAGAGTGAAATTAGATTCATATGGAGGTGTTGACTTAGCAGCCGGTGACGATGACCTAGCTCGCAGCTCTGCGCGGCTCGGTCGGCCCAACCAGTCTCGTACCAACACCCTCAGATTCCATCGGTCAGGCAACATCGGCCACCTCCAGGAAATTGAGCGGCCAGCCCACACGGCGGCGGCGCTCGGTGAGTGCCGCCCATTCGTCGGCGGTCAGGCACAGGTCGGCGATGTCGCCGTTGTTGTGGATCGGCAGTTCCACCAGCGTGGCAATCTCGCCACTGCTGAGGCTGTCTTGCAGCGGAGTGATGTGGCGAGACATATAGCGGGCCTCATGGGTACTGCCCTGCGCTGCCGGGTATGCTTCGGCAATCACGACACCAGGACAGGTGACAGGCATGGCGGAATTCTTCTGGCGCAAAACACGAGCGGGCGTATTTCGCATCGCGCATGCAAATGGCGGATGGCAGCCGTGGTTCGAGGACGAGCGACTCATGGGCACTTACCCCTCCCCACAGCACGCGCTGGACGACTTAGCCGGGGGGTATACCGACTGGCCGTCCTGCGGCGATCCATCGGAACTCGGCTTGCCAGACGATATCGGCGAGTGGGCCTGGCACAGCGACGCGCGATAACGCTGGATCGCCACGGCGTTGAGCAGTGCAAGTGCCACCCGTTCCGCGTCTTGCACACCGAGCCTGAGCCGAAGCGCGTCAGCTGCAGTACCGCGCGGCGTGTCGAATGCCAGACCGACCACGTTATGGTCGGTAGGCGGTGTTCCGACCGCCCGCAAGGCGACCGGTTGGTAAGCGGGGTTCAGCAGAAAGTGACTGGACATCAGGCCACCTTCTTTGTGACTTGCGTGGAAAGCAGAGAGTTGATCGCGGCGGCGGCAGAGAGTGCTGCAGCACGTTGGGGGCAGCTCGCACGGGCTGCCTCCAACGCCAAGATCCGACCGCGTGCGGCATGCGCTTGGGCGACCAACTCGGACAGTGAGGGGGCGTTGTGGCGGGACATCAGGCCACCTCCTGCACGTCAGTGGACGGGCCACTGACTTCCAGATACAGGGCATGCAACCGAACAGCCGCCATCCCGACGGGCTCGCGGGTGCGGCCTTGCTTGATGTCGCTCACCGCCTGCGGTGATTTGCCGATCAGCCGACTGATCTCTGTCAGAGACTTGCCGTGCTCTTCGAGCGCCTTGATCCGCTGTGCCCAAGTGATATCCATGAAAACAAATCTATGGCATCCCATAGACAAAGTCAACGGGATGCCATAACGGTTTTCCATAACAATTCGAATATGACGACTACGATCGGCGACCGCATAAAAGAGGCACGCAAGCAGCGAGGTATGAGCCGGCCTGACTTAGCAAAAGCTTCAGGCATCAAGTACCCAACGCTAGCTGGTATTGAAAACAACGACCAAACTGGGACCACCCAGTTGCCCACTATTGCCGACGCTCTCGGAGTTCATGTGCGCTGGTTGCAGTCCGGCATTGGTCCCCGGGATGTCAGCAGCCCCCCGACTCTTGATGAGTCTGATTGGACTGATGTTGTGGGTTACTCCCAAGCGGCAGGCTTAGGCGCCTCAGGTGCTGAGGCGGTTGAGTACGCAGAAACCCACAGCCTGAAGTTCAAAAAGAACAGTTTGCGCCGACGAGGCATCTTGGGACGCCCACTTGCCGTGTATTACGGACGGGGCGACAGCATGGAGCCAACCATTAGGGACGGTGACGCGATCCTATTCGACACCTCTGACACGAAGGTCTCGGACGGATCCCTTTATTTGATCCAGGCTCATGGAGTCGCTAATCCAGCCTATTACGTAAAGCGCGCTCTAGTTTTAGATGGCGTGACTTACTTCCAAAGCGACAATCCCGTGGGAGATCACGCCTGGCGCAAGCCGCGACGCATGGATTCAATACGAGAACCAATCACTGTGATCGGAAGGGTTCACTGGATCGGAGGCTGGGCAGACTAATGAGTTGGCGCGCTACATCTGCAGCATTGCTCTGCCTCCTGGCAGGGTGCGGGATCCAAGAGAAGCGTTTTGAGAACGCTGCTAAAGAGTGGGTAACGGCGGAAGTAAACGACCCCGAGCCGCTGGAGTTCCGCGAACTGAAGGTAATCAAGCGCTCCACATACTATTCGCTTTGTGGAGAGCTAAATGCCAAGAGCCGCTCCGGTGGCCACGCCGGCTGGACTCGCTTCGTAGTTGCGTCACGATCTGCAAATGTCCCGAAGCACTCCGCCTCGGGAATAATCGAGTCCGCTCAAAACAAGGACATTTTCGCTGCCGCATGGAAGCCCACCTGCGCGGGATCTATGGAATCCCATTGACATGCAGCTATGGCATACCATAGATTGAGCCTGTCGACGTTCTCGTCGACGGGCGACCGGCGGGTTGTCCCTGCCGGTCAGCCTTCCCCTCTGCCCGGTAGCAGGCCCCTCCCCCGGCCTGATTGACCCGCCGGCGCCCTCCTTCTTCGGAGAGAGCGCCATGTCCCGGAATGTAGAACTCGAGCTCGACGAGCTCACCGCAGCGGCTTCCCTGAGCGGCCCCGCCACACGCCGCTGCCTCAGCGCCTGTGCTGCCGCTGACCACGCCCACGCCAATGCGCTCAAGCGGCGCGGCATGAGCAAGGGGCCAAACCGCTACCCCAAGCGCACCAACCGGATTGAGCTGCAGGGCCTGCGCGAAGAGGCCGCCAGCCGGGACTTCGCGCTGGAGCAGCGCGCATGAGCCGCATGCGCCGGGAAGTGGCCTCCTATGGCGAAACGACGGTTGTCCTGTCCACGGACCTCAACCCGGTGACGCATGCACGCGTCTGGCTGGCCGAGATTTATTACGAACCTCCACGTGCCAAACCTATCCAGGTCGCTGTCATCGTGGGCGGTGACGGTGATCAGCCCCGCTTCGAGATGCCGCAAGACCTAGACGGCATCAGGCACTGCATCTGGTTGATGCATAGCTGCATTGAGTTGCCGGCCGCATCGTGGATGGCGCTCAATGTGTGGGCCGATGCCGTGATGCAAGACGCAGCGAGCCGCACCTCTGAGGCGTTGCCGGCATGAGCGCCGCCACTGCATCCGCCCGCTCCACCGGGCGCTTCCGTCTTGCTCGTGGCCTGCGACTGCAATTGACCGTTGTCGGCAACACCGTGCTGGCCGCCGTGTGCCCGGTGATGGGCGACGACGACGAGTATTACAGCCTTACGCGCTGCGACCGCGACCAGGTCAGCAATGTGCCGGCGCACTGCATGGTGTTCGGCAATACCGCCATCCCGGCCGATGACGACACGCGCATGGCAATCATCGCCTGGCTGCGTGGGCACGACATTGCCGTGCGTGAGGTGCCCTGACATGCGCACCCACGCAGCAACCGCTGCCGCACTGCAATGCGCCGACTTCGCCACCGGGTACCGAGGGCAGCTGCTGTGCCTGCAGGTGACGCCTGACAGCGCGCAGTTCGGGCGCGGGCACGTCTGGGCCGGCCTGTATGCCAGCGAGTACAGCCGCACCGCGCAGGAAGTCTCGGTAGGTTTCGCGCGGCAACTGGTTGCGCGCCCGACTGAGCTACAGATCGGCGCCGGCCGGTACCGCATGTCGGCTACGGCGCTGCGCGCTGCAGTGCGCTGGCTCGATCGCGCTGGCCGACGTGTGCGCGAGGTGCAGCCATGACGCGCCGCGTGCGTATCGCCTGGTGCCTGCTGGCGCTGGCCGCCTGCTACATCGTCCCCCACCGCTTGCTCGAGCTGGCGCAGGCACACGCCGAACACGCCGAGGCCATCGCCCGTGGCCGCTGACATCTCCCTGGAGCGCCGGGTGCGTATCGCCTTTGCGGCCCACCGGCACGCCTACACGCAGGCAACCCACGCGCGGCTGCGCGGCGAGGCACAGCTGGCTGCGTTCTGGGCCGTCATCGCACACGCCTGCACTGCCGAAACGGACGAGTGCCTGGCGGCCATCCACGCCGGTGTGGAAGACGCCAGGCCGCCCATCCCCGGCTTGCTCACCGGCAACGCGGATATCCACCCACTGGAGGCATGACCATGCGTCAAATCGCCATCCCGCTGCATCCCAGCATCCCCGGCTGCCACGTTGGCCAACACCCCAAGTGGGTGGAAACGCACGGCGCACCGATGCGCCTGCGCACCCGCCTGGGCACGCCCGTACCGGTGACGTTTCACATTCAGTGCGCCCGATGCGGCGTCGCCACGCGGCCGACGCATCTGCGCTCGCTCGTGGAGAACCGTTGGACCGACCCACTTGGCCTGCAGCGCGTGCCGCTGTCTCTGATCGGCCGCGCCCGTGAAGAGGCGCTAGCCGCCCTTAACCCAGCGGCACACGCCGCCTAGGAGTCCGTATGCACCTCAAGCCCATCGTCCGCGAAGCGCTGCTCGCGGCATTCCAGTCTCCCGACCACGCGCTGCGCCGTACGCGCGCCGGCTTTCGCGGCGCAACCGATCGCGCCTTTACGCGCCGCGCCATCAACTGGCTGGAGGAAAGCAGGTTGGCCGACTTCGACCATCGCGATTTCCCCAGCGTCGTTACGCTCAATGCGCGCGGCATTGCTCACGCGCAGCAGCTCACCGCGCCTGTGTCGCAGGCGGGTGCGGCATGAGCAGCGGCATGCAATCGAAGGGCCTCGCCGCGCAGCTGCGCGCAGGCCTCTTCCACGCGAAAGACGGCGCCACCAGTGCCGCCCTGCAAGCCACCGCCGCGCCCGAGTGCACGCAGTCACAGGTCACGCGCGCACTCAACGCAATGCGCGGGACGGGCCTTGTCATCCGCACGCCTGATCCGACCGGCACGCGCTGGAGCCTGACGGCGGCTACGCGCGCCAAGGTGGCCCGCACGCTGACATCGGACGCCGAGAACACTGCACGGCGCAGCAAGCCTGCGGTTGTGCCATCGCACACCACCCCATCGCATGCGGTGCTTGCGTTGAGTGCCGCGCAGAAGAAGGCGATTGAAAGCGCACGCATTGCGCAGGAAATCGCGGACTTCCAAGCCCACGGCGGCCGCATCGAAGTCCTCGGCAACACCCCCATCCGCCGCCCGGGTGGCTACCGCCAGTCGATGAGCGGCATCGCCACCGCCTGATGAACACCACCACACAGGACGCACGCACCCATGGCTGACGTCTCGCACTCTTTCAAGTTCCGCTCCACTCCAATTCACCAACGCCCAGCCCCGCGCCTTCATCGCGCTGCACCTACGCAACGCGCGACGGAAGCTGCGCGACCGTGTGCGCGGGATGAGCCTGGCCCCCATGCAAGCGCCAACGTGAGCGGCCGGGGATTCCCAGGGCTACTAAATAGCTTGGTTGCATGCGTTCTGCAGCTCTACCAGATCATCGTGCAAAGAAGAGATTCGACCATGTATCCCAGCTACCATTTCAGATGCGTCTGCGTCATTCGGCATGCGCATCAGCGGCACTTTGGCCAGTTTAATCATGTCCAATGCGCTAATGATCCGAGCCAGCGCCAAGCCTGCCGGCCGGTCCAGTACATGCAGCCGATCAAGCCTTTGTCTGGTCATTTGCATGTTAAGTCCATTGACCTCTTCCATCAGGAAAGTCCGCGTCGCAGGACTAGCACGAGCGAACAGTTGAAGAAACAACGGTCCCTTGTGGAGCATCCACGCATGCATCGTGGCACGCGCTTCGGTCACCTCTGCATGCAGAAAGCTCAGGAGGAACTGTGCCTCCCGCTCCCTGTCCTCACGCGCAACATCGTGTGCAGCTTGCGCGACTGCGTTTGCCTGCATGCCGAGCCAAAAAACGGCGCCCGCAGACATAGCCGTTACCACCATCGTTCCGCTAGCGATCCAAAGCGCAGCGCATGCCACAACGACCGTCCACGCAGACCAGTTGACCTCACAGTTCTGGCCGAGCGGATAGCACTGAAAAACTCCCCGGAAAATATCCAGCCCCTCAAACATCGGTACAGCTCCCCTCAGCAGCCTCAGGAGATTTTGCCATGATCGGCCTGCACCCGAACGACAAGCTCTCCGCCCTGGACTGGGCGCTGAGCCACGCACGCGAAGCAGGCGCCAGCGATGAGCTGATCCGGTTAACCCATCTGCCGGCGCTGCAGCAGCTGCGCGACGAAGCTCAGCGAGAGGCTCGCGGTGGCTGACGGCTCGCACTCCTTCAACTTCCCCGTTCCGCAGGTCTCGTGCCTGCGCCCCGGTGAGATCGTGGTCGATCTGTTCGCCGGCGGCGGCGGCGCGAGCGAGGCACTGAAGCAGGCGCTGGGCGTCGACCCGGCGCTGGCCTACAACCACGATGAGTGGGCGATCGGCATGCACGCGGCCAATCATCCGCTGACGATCCACCACCGCGAAGACATCTGGCATGCAGATCCGCGCAAGGACGTCGCGGGCCGGCCGATCGGCTGGTTTCATGCCTCGCCGGACTGCACGCACTTCAGCCAGGCTAAGGGCGGCCAGCCGCGCAGCCACAAGACGCGGGCGCTCTCATGGGTCGTGCTGAAGTGGATCGGCCAGCTGCTAAGCGCAGACTTGCGAGACGGCACGAACTCCGCGCCGCGCATCCTGTCGCTGGAGAACGTGTGGCAGATCCTGACCTGGGGGCCGCTGGTGGCCAAGCGCTGCAAGGCGACCGGCCGCATCCTGAAGATGGACGGCACCGTTGCGGCGCGCGGCGAGCGGGTGCCGGTGGAGAATCAGCAGCTGGTGCCGGACAAGCGCCACAGCGGCCGCACTTGGCGCCAGTTCGTCGCGGCGCTGGAGTCGAAGGGCTATCGCGTGGAGTGGCGCAAGCTAACCGCCAGCGACTACGGCGCCGGAACCAGCCGCGAACGACTGTTCCTGCTGGCGCGGCGCGATGGCGAGCCGATCGTGTGGCCCTCGCCCACGCACGGCACCGCGCCCGGCCAGCAGCCGCGCGTGCGCGCCGCTGACTGTCTGGACTTCTCCCTGCCCTGCCCGTCGATCTTCACCCGCAAGCGGCCGCTCGCTGACGCCACGCTGCGCCGCATCGCAAAGGGCGTGATGCGCCACGTGCTGCAGTCGGCCGATCCTTTCATCGTGCCGGCCACGCACCAGGGCTCGGACCGCGTCAACGACGTGCAGGCGCCGCTGCCGACGATCACCGCAGCCCATCGCGGCGAGCTGATGCTGGTTGCGCCTGAGCTGGCGCCGTTCATTGCCGAACACGCCAACAGCAGCCATTCGGTGGGGAGCATGCGCGCCGACGAGCCGCTGCGCACGATCTGCGCCGGGGTGAAGGGCGGCCATTTCTCGGCAGTGGTGCCGATCCTCGCCGGTGTCGGCGGCCGCGCCGGCCAGTCCGAGCCGCGCTCAGGTGCCGAACCGCTTTACACGATGACCACGAAGGCGGACACCGCGCTGGTGTCGCCAGTGTTGGCGCAGACCGGCTACGGCGAGCGCGAGGGTCAGGCGCCGCGCGCACTGGACCTGCAGCAGCCTCTCGGGACCGTCGTCGCTGGCGGCGTGAAGCATGCGCTGGTGGCACCGATCATGGTGCAGGCCGGCCACGGTGAGGGGCGCCCTGGCGCCGCTCAGCGTTGGGGCTCGGGCAGCAAGGATGCCCGCACACCGGTGGGCACCGTCACTGCCAGCGGTAGCGGCGGCCAGGCGGTCGCTTGCGCATTCCTCGAGCAGGCGAACGGGGGCTTCTACGAAGGCGGTGGCCGCGATGCGCGCGAGCCGATGAGCACCATCACCGCCACCGGAAGCCAGCAGCAGCTCGCCTCCGCGCATCTGATCACGATGCGCAGGAACGCGCACGGACAGGATGCCGCCACGCCGCTGGGCACTGTGTGCGCAGGCGCGGTGCACCACGGCGTCGTCGAGTGCACGCTGAGTCCCGAGCAGGAGGCCGGCGCGCTGCAGGTGGCCGCGTTCCTGGTGAAGTACTACGGCAGCGGCATCGCCGTGGATCCACGCGACCCGCTGGACACGGTCACCACCAAGGACCGGCTGGCGCTGGTCACCGTGGTGATCCAGGGCACGCCCTACGTCATCGTCGACATCGGCCTGCGCATGCTCAAGCCGCACGAGCTGTTCCGCGCGCAGGGCTTCCCCGCCACCTATCGGATCACGCACACCGCCGACGGGCGTGCCATCAGCACCAGCGCGGCGGTGCGCATGTGCGGCAACTCGGTCAGCCCGCCGCCGCTCGTCGCCCTCGCACAGGCCAACCTTGATACGAAGCCCGCTCCATTGGCGGTCGCTGCATGAGCATCAAGCTGCTACCGCCGCCTCAACTTCAAAAGTTGCACGAAGCCTTTGTCGTTGGGCTTCCAGCCCTCACCGCCAAGTATCTGGGTGACGAGGCCCATTTCGCGAAATATCTCGATGTGCTCTTCAGGAACCGAATCAAACCGCGGCCAAACGTTGAGCCTGGAAAGGCTGTGCAGTTCTTCCTCTGTCAAATCGCTCACTTCGAATCCTTTGCGCATGGGCGCCCGTTAGTGGCACCAAGGATACGTGGGGGGGCGCCCGCTACGGCACAAGGTGATCGACCGTTCGTCCGACAGTTCGGCGCGGAGGCTACATGACCATCGCCCTCCTCGGCCGCGGCCTCGACGCCATCGTGCAGCACGACCTCGCCGGCATGGCGCCGGACATCACCGCCGCTGCGCGCCTCCAGCGCTACGAGAGCGCCCGCCAGCTGCGTCGCGAAACGCAGTCAACGGAAGCCCGCGAAATCGAACAGCTCCGCGAGCAGTTCGGCCGCCATTACCAGACCGCCTGGCGCAACGGCCAGCGCCCAGACCTCACACAGCTGCCGCAGTACTTCGCTTTAGACGGTTGGAGGGGCCGGAGCCCAAAGCGAAAGCAACTGGACGAGGAACGAGAGCACCAGCAGCCCGAGCGCGAACTTGCTCAGAACGTTGTAGCGCAGTCGCATCCAAAACACTGCCCGCGGTCTTCTGGGGTCATCGGGTTGCAGCTGGATGTTGGGGCTTTGGACAGCGCCACTCTTGAGCACTTTCCATCCTGCACTGCCCCAGAAGAAAAGCATTACGGCGCTCAGCAGTCCGAGCGACTGGCCGACGATCGAAAGCTGCCTCGCGTCCCACGCAATCAATTTAATCAGGTCACCAATCCACATGTCTGAGCGCCCCATCCTCTTCAATGCCCCCATGGTACGCGCCATCCTATCCGGCGCTAAAACGCAGACGCGGCGCGTTATCGCGCCGCAGCCCAGCATCGATGCAAGTGGGAACTTCTGCTGGAACGGCTGGAACTTCGGACAGGACATCTACGGTCTCCCGCTCTCCAAGACCTTGGCATCACAGATTCCGTGCTCTCGCACGGGCCGCGTGCATTGCCCTTTCGGAAAAATCGGCGACCGGCTGTGGGTCAAGGAAACCACGGTGCGCGTCGAAGAGCACGGCTACGTCGGACCGGTATACGCCGCGTCGCAGGAAGGCCAGGACGTAATCAACTGGGGGCTTGCGCCGGCGCCCGATGACTGCACCGACATTGAGCCCCACGAAATCAAGCTGCGGCCGTCCATCCACATGCCTCGCTCGATGTGCCGCCTGGTGCTGGAGATCACCGACGTGCGCGTCGAGCGCTGCACGCGATCAGCGAGGCCGATGCGCTGGCTGAGGGCATCACGCGACATGCCGACGGTCACGGCTTCCACGTCGAGGACGGGCGCTTCTATGCGGCAAAGCCGGTGACCAGCTTCGCCGATCTATGGGCAGGCACCGGCGGCGACTGGGATGCCAACCCCTGGGTATGGGTCATCGGCTTCCAGAGGACCGAGCAGTGAGGTCGGCCGACACCCAGCTCCCGCTCGGCATCAAGCCGAAACCGACAGTCGATGACTGGCGCCAGGCCGCAGAGAAATGCGCCGAGCAGTACCCCGGCGATCAGCGGCGATTGAACTACTACCTCGACGGCCTGGCAAAGGCCGAGAACATGGAGAAAGCAGCATGAACGAACAATCCGGCAATTCCGGACAGTTGCAGGGCGATGCGGCAAGCGGTGGAGATGCGCCCATCGACGTTACCGACCCGTGGCGTGGGCTCTATCAACCGGAACGCCTGCGCGCCTACAACGAGTATGGAGAGGTCTGCCACCCAGATACGCCGAGCTGGCCCGATGACCGCGAGGACGCGCTGGACAAGCTGGTGCACGCTCAGGGCTTCGACTTCCAGATTGTTGCCGGCGACTTCAGCGAGGAGGCTGTGGAAGATGGCGACGAGCTGTACTGGCAGGAAATGCGCGCTTGGAATCCGACAGCTCCTGAGGGCGATTGGCGCCTCGCATGGAAAGGTGACACCGAAGACGGCCCCTATGCGTGGTTCGTTCGGCCTTTGGCGCTGCGGCCGGATCCCGAAGCGGCAGCCGCCCCGCTGCCCTTCGAGCAGATGCATGCCCAGCTGCTGGACATGCTGGGCGTCCAGGACCACGAGGACGCGGCGGCCTGCATCGGCAGCCTTATGCTCGCCAAACGCAGCACCGACGCATTTGGGGTTTCACGTGGATGCGATGCGATCGCCGGCGAGCGCGTGCGCCAGATCAAGGGCGAGGGCTTCAGCCCGGAGCGTGATCGCCAGTACACCGCCGGCGAGCTAGCGCAGGCTGCGGCCTGCTATCTCGGCTGGGAGTGGAGCGATGCTCCCGACCGCGATGCCTTCCTGGCTATGGAATGGCCGGTCGGTTGGGCCCCCGAGTGGTTCAAGCCCCGCGATCGTTGCAGCGACTTGGTGCGCGCCGGCGCGCTGATCGCTGCCGAAATCGACCGCTTACTGGCAGAGCAGGAGCCACGCGCATGATCACGCTCGCACAATTGCCGATGCTGGTTTGCCACCTGCGCCAGATCGCTGACGAAGGTGTGCGTTCGCATGGCGACGCCTGGGCGCATGGCGTGCGCTTTGCAGCTGACCATCTGGAAGGGGGCGAGGTCTATACCGTCCCACCCGCGCCATCCGATCCGGTCGGACCGGATCGGATGGCGATCAAGCTGCTGGTGGCGGCCGGTTTCGTGACCGAGGAGAAGGCCAACGAGTCGCTGCGAATCGCGCACGGCTTCGGTGGTGATCTGGGACTGCCCGCGCCTGCTGCTGTGCCGGTGGACACGTTCCAGGACGGCGTATCGAGGTGGATGGGTGAATGCTTCCTGCCATCGCTCTACAGCAACATGACCGAGCGCGGCGACCGCCTGCTGGAAGAAGTGCTGGAGCTGCTGCAGTCGAACGGCTATGACCCGGCGCGCGTGCAGACGCTGGTGCAGTACGTCTACGGCCGCCCTGTCGGCGATCCGGCGCAGGAGGTTGGCGGCGTCATGGTCACACTGGCGGGCTATTGCTGGATCGCCGACCTCAACATGCACGATGAAGGTGCGCGCGAGCTTGCGCGCATCACGCAGCCGGAAGTGATGGCGAAGATCCGCCGCAAGCAGGAGGCGAAGAACGCCCTGCACTTCGATACGCCGCTGCCCGGCCATGCCACCCACCCCCAGCCGGCAGCGGCGAACGCCGACATCAACGCGACGCGCTACCTCTATCTGCGGTCGCAGCCAGTCGAGGGCGGGCCATGGGGGACGCCACGCATCGCAATCCCCAGCTCAGAGCGCGCCGGCCAGTTCGCCAACGGAGAGGACGCCGATGCGGCCATTGATGCGGCGATCGCGGCATTGAACGCATCCCTGGACAAGCCGGCAGCGGCGAAGGATGGTGATGCGTGAGAGCGCTATCGCACCGCCCTCATAACCCGCCGCGTAGCGGCATGATCCCCGAACAGGTCTTCGCCGAGCTGTGGGAAAAGCAGATGCAGGGTTATGACGAGGATGGTGACCCCTCGTTCGCCGGCATTACCCGCGACATCAAGCCCACGCAGGAGCTGGCATACCTGGCTGCCTCGTTCGTCACGTGGCTGGGAAGCAGTGTCGGCTTGGGCTTCCTGTCGGCGTGCCGCAACCAGGTAGTCAGACACGCTTCCAGCTGGCATGAAGATGCCTATCTCGCCGCGTGGGCCGTGGAGAACCGGCGCAGGCCTGGCCACCGCCACGGCTGGCGAATGATTGAATTCCTCGCCTGGGATGGTGATTGGAACAGTGTCAGCCGGCACAGCCCGCCGCTTCTGTCGGCCGATACCTATGAGGTGGTGGAGAACCTTGTGTGCTGGTTGGGCAGTAGCGCGGGGGAGGCGTTCATCGCGCTGTGCGAGGCGACCATCCTTGCACGGCAGATGGGCATACGGCCGGACGAACTCGTCAGGCTGCGACCGCTGATCGACCAGCAGGCCAAGCCGGCAGGCGAGGTGCAGCCGTGATGCGCAAGCTCAACGTCCCGATTGCCCTCATCGCTCTCTACTGGTGGGGACTGGAAACCAGCTACTTCGGCTGGAATAAGACGCCGGACAGTACAGCCGAGCTATTTGCTGACGGCCTGGCGCTGGCCCTGCTCGCGGCGGCGTTCGCATTCGCGCACCGCGCGCCGATTCGGATCGAGGTGCGCACTGGCTATGCCGCCGGCCGCTGTCCTGCTCACATGGAGAGGGCACATGGTTGAAGCCGAAGCCACCGAGGTGATGACGCTCCCGCAGGCCGCTGACTACCTACAGCTCCACCCAGTCACCCTGCGCGGAATGATGAAGACCCGCAAACATCCACCTGGCCGCAAACTTGGCGGCCGATGGAGATTCCACAAGGCGGCACTCGACGCCTACCTATCCGGTGAACCATGGCAAGAAGTCCCTACACCCTCACCCAGCGCGGCAAAAAAGGCACCTGGCACGTCCGCTACACCGACCCAAGCGGACAGCGCGTATTTCGAAGCACTGGGACTGCCGACCGGACGCTCGCAACCGAGTGGGCGTCAAAGCTCCACGCGGAAACGTACCGCACGAGCCGCCTAGGCGAGAAGCCACAGCGCCGGTGGGTCGAAGCTGTGCCACGCTGGCTAGCCGATAAGCAGGCCAAACGAAGCCTCGGCAAGGACCTGTATAACCTGCGCTGGCTCGATTCCCATCTGCGTGACAAGAACCTGGGAGAGATCGACTCGGATCTGCTTGCGGAACTGCTGGTCCTCCGCATGGCCGAGCCGCGCGTGAAGCGCGCCGGCCGCAAGGACGAGCGCACGACCTCCCGTTGCACCGCCGAGAAGATGCTTGCACTGGTACGCTCGATCCTGCGCGCAGCGCACAGCTGGGGATGGCTCGACCATGTCCCTGCGATGCGCCTGCAAGAGAACGGCAAGGCCAAGGAGGACTATCGCTGGCTCACCGTCAGGGAGGCCGAGCGGCTGCACAACGAACTGGCCGAGCATCTGCGGGCGCCCTACCTGTTTGCGCTGGCAACCGGCTGGCGCGAGCAGAATGTGTTGCGCCTGGAATGGAGCCGGATCGATCTGCGCCGCAGGGTGGCATGGGTCGCAGGCACCCAGGTCAAGGCGAAGCGCGCGATCGGCTCGCCGCTCAACGATCAGGCTATGGCCGTGCTGGCAACGCAGAAGGGCAAGCACCCGCGCTGGGTGTTTCCGAACGATGAAGGTGAGCCGTACGACCGTGGTAACAACCATGGCTTTAAGGCGGCCCAGCGCCGTGCACGCATTGCGCCATTACGTTGGCACGATCTGCGGCACACATGGGCCAGCTGGCACGTCATGGCTGGGACGTCACTGCGCTCATTGATGGAGCTGGGTGGCTGGCGCTCGTATCAGTCCGTCTTGCGCTACGCTCACTTGTCGCCGGAACACCTGGCGATGGACGCAGCACGTTTACCGACTCTCGCAACTGGTGCAAAATCGGATCAAATCAACTGGAAGGCTGTTGGATCAGCAGCGACTGTAAGGGGCGAAATGCCCGCGCTGCAACGCTTAGAAATGGTGGCCGAGGACGGAATCGAACCGCCGACACGGGGATTTTCAATCCCCTGCTCTACCAACTGA